GTTGGAACTGTGACTATAGAAGATAGATTAGTTGGAACAATTAAAGAAAAGCAATTAGAACTTTATATGAAACCTACTTGGGTTAATGCAGAATACAAATTTTAATAAAAAAATAAGTTATGAGAATACAAAAAACAACTTTGCCTGAAGAAATCATAGAAATTAATAAGTGGTTCCAGACTTTTAATGTAGGATCTAGATGTGAGAAGCATACAAGATTTGCAAATGAAAATTTAAATGATCAGTATGATTTTAGTGGATTTAAACGTAAACAAGATAGATATCGTAAATTACAATTTTTTAAGAATATTAAATTAGCAGATATATGGTCATAATCCACAGTTTCCAAGTGCCTTTTGTTATCAATGATGAATCAGGAAGATATATTTTTGTTGACGGTAAGAGAACAGATCTTCCAAGTAAGTCAGATAAGAAGGACTATATTTGGTTCAGAAGACCTTATCCAGGTGGAAAGAATGAAGCCTTTAAAATCCACTTGGATTGGGAAGTAAAAGGAAATGCCGGTAGATCATACAAAGTGGAAGTGGATCATAACAAGTGGTCATGTAACTGCCATTCTTTCAAGTTTAGTGGAAATAAAAAATTCTGTAAACACATAGAGGAAATTAAGGCGTCATATTTATAATAGACTTAAGGTTGCCTAAATTATAATTTATGAACAAGAAAACACAGGATTTCATAGCTCATGTAAAAGCAGAGTGTAAAAAGAATGGAGTTAAGTGTGATTTAAGGAAAGTATCCTACGTCAGACTGAGTAAAGGAATGAAATGCTCAGGGTGGTTTGATTCTGACGGTGATCAACCAACACTTGTTTGTTCTATGAATAGGCCTGATTTTTTAGAAATACTTGTGCATGAATTTTGCCACATGCAACAATGGATAGAACAATGTCCAGAGTGGATAAGCTCAGATAATTCCATGAACTATGTGGATGATTGGCTTTCTGGTAAAGAAGTAAAGAACATTAAAAAATATATTGGATTAAGCAGAGATCTTGAATTGGATAATGAAAAGAGATCTGTTAAAATGATAAAAAAATTTAACTTAGATATAGATATACAATCGTATATTAAAAAAGCTAATTCATATATCCTATTCTATAATTGGTTATTAGAATCTAGAAAATGGAGTACACCTCAAAATTCACCTTATAAGAATAAAAAACTCCTATCAGTAATGCCTTCTACTTTTAGAATGGACTACACTAAAATCCCTGAGAAAATTAGAAAGGTGTATGAAGAAGAAAATATTTAGAGTATGGAACCCGAAGTAAAACTTACGAGAAGTCACGTTAACAAAATATTAGATTGGTGTATAAATACCTACGGTAAATCAAATTTCAATAAAGAAATTCCTGTAGTAGAATTTAAAAAGCCAGACTATAGCAATGAAGATTGCTGGGCATTCTATGATGAAATTGAAGGTGTCATTTTTATTAACAAAGAAAAGAATACCACACTATATGATCTAACAAATAGTATCATTCATGAGTATACACACTATAAACAAAACATGAAGCATTACCAGATACTAAGTCTATATCTTCCTGATCATAAAAATCCAATGGAAATAGAAGCAGAAAAAGTAGCTAAAAAGGATAGTAAAAAATGTCTAAAAGAAGTATTTAATATTAAAAGTATCAAGTAACTTAGATATTTATTGTTATGTTATATTATGACGTCCTGGATGAAATAGCAGGTTCATCAGAAATACCAAATGAGATCCATCCTTTATTCCATGTTAATCCTAGAGAAGCGTGGATAGAGATAATGGTTCAACTTATAGAAAGAGGTGTTGTAAAAAATAGTTATGATAGTTTACAAAGCTACTCTACTATTTGGGAGGGTATGTTATACACTAAATTTAGCACTGTAAATTAAATTGAATGCTTTTACAACAACAAATTAGTGACACTTACGTACAGAGTCATTTAATGGAATATGGGATTTTAGGATTTTTAGCTTTTGTTCTAGGATATTTTGCTTGGATTCAATATAAAAGACTTGTCCAAAAAAATGACGAACTAGAAGTTAAAGTAGATAAATTGCAGGAAGAAATGATGGGTTTGTTAGTTGAGGAAAGAGATCGATTAGCACAATTAATAAGAGATAATACTGCTGCTCTTCAAGAATTGCAGAAAACAATATTTAAATTCATGGTTAAAAAAGGAGAATGATGGATTTCAAATCAAAGTCTTTACTCAAATTAGCAGATAAACTAATTAAATCTCATGAGGCTAAAGAACATTTTGATAGATCCCAAAAAGAAAAAGAATACTCCAAAAAAATAATGATACTCAAAGAGATCTTAACTACTGAGTATAAATTCGCCAATCAGCATAAAGTACTTCATCCAGAGTATAATATCAAATTAGATGTTATCAGAAAACATATAGACTACGTAAAAAAGATCCAAGGATATAAAACACTAGATACTTCTGATAAACAGATCGTAGATCAATTAATGAACAAGTACGGAGTTTAACTAACTACAAACAATTATTTTTTTATTGGAATTAAATAGCTTAATTTTATTTTGAAATAAAAATAATACTATGAGCACCATCGATAAAGTAGCAATTATAACTATAGCACTTAATTTAGTAATAGTTGTATTAGTTCTTAGATACGGAAACAAAAAAAAATAAAGATTATGAAAGACATTTTTTACGACATTAATGATTTTAGATGGTCCAAAGAAAACAATTCATTTTATGCAGATGCAAATTATCTTTACACATTAGGAGATTATAACAATGCTTTTCCAAATGGTAAAAGTAAATTCTATATAAAGAATTTTAAGACTAATGACTTTCGTTCATTTATTTTTCAAGAAGAAAGTATTTCACGTTTTATTGAAAAGTCTGATCCAGATTATGGAATACAAGAATATGCAATAGAAGAGACTGTCTGGATATACAAAAGTGAAGACGGGATCTTATGCCAAATAGCCCTTCCTTAGGCCAACTCTAGGCCATATACTATAACTGATTGATTTTCAATACTTTATAACCTATTGATTATCAACAAGTTATAACTGATTGATTTTCAATCGAGAATTTTTGAAAATAGCTAAAATAAATTTTTTTATTTGAAAAATTTGTTATAATTTTACTATATAACAAATCAATCAAGTATGACTATTAAGATCTTCGTTTTCAACTACCTTACACATGAGACAATTATTGACAGTACGATCGAAGTAAATGGTGACTACGCTGTAGCAGAAGCAAACCACAAGGCTTTTAGCGAAATGTATCCAGATTGTCAAGTTAACTTTGTTATTGACAAAGACAATTTCATCTTTGCTCCTCCTATTAACATGACACAGGACGAAATAGCTTACGACGAAGGTCGTATGACTTGGAACGAGTATATGACTAAGTGGCATAACGGTGCAATGGAAAGCGATAGCGATATGCCCGACTACGAAGTAGAGAGACAGATCGACGAGCTTCTTGAGGCCGATTGGAACGAACGCGATGCTATCTGCCAATAATTAATTAATCTTAAAAATAAAAGTTATGTTATACACAAAAAGAGACTTACAAAATTTAGACGCGATCGAACAAGCTTGGGACGGAGACGAACTTAAGATAGAAGAGCAAGGATATAGAGTATGGCTTACGCATCCTGAAAATAGAAAGTACAGTGGCGACTACACTGTAGAAACTTTAGTTAACGGTAAATGGGAACAACAATCATGTTTATTTGATTTTGAATACAAAAATCTTCCATATATAAAATAAAAGTTATGATGTTTAAACAAAATGTAAACGCGTCAGCCGGTACTTCTTTTTTCGGTACCACTTTAAAAGCCTCAGTTAATGAATTAATCCAGATTTTTGGAAAGCCTACAATTCAAGATAATACTGGAGAAGATAAAGTAAATTTTGAGTGGGATGTAGAATGCCATGATGGAACTGTCTTTACTGTATATGATTGGAAAGAATACCGACCGATCGGTCTAGATGAACAAATAGAGTGGCATATAGGTGGTATGAGTGAAGCAGATACAGAAAAAGCAAAAAGAGAAATCATTATATTTTAAAATAAAAGTTATGGAAGTTACAATAATCCCGATCTTAGTTTATCCAAATTTTCCTAAAGAAATTAATACAATACATTTAAATTAAAGTTATGAATAAAAATTTTACAGTAGCTAAACAAACTCAAGACACTTCTAAATTAACTCTTTGCACTTTAACAATCAAAGATTGGTTCACTGCAAAAGCACAAGTGAAAAAGATCATGCCAAAAGATCCTGAGAAAGCATTAAGTATTCACAGTAAATTAAATCCTAATGCTATAGTTACAATATCTTGGGATAGTAAAGGTAAGCCAATGAGTAAGACTTTGGTTCCAGATAACATGAGACGTGATCAGGAGCTTGTGGACGAGCTAGAAATGGAGGTTGAATACTTCACAAAGAAGTGGTATGGTAAGATCAGTAAGGCTAAAATGGCTCAAATTCAAGCAGAAATAGAGTCAGAAACACAACTTATTGATAATGAATCAGTTGTAATGGGTTGATTTTCAATCAGTTATAACTAGTTGATTACCAATAAAAACTTTTAAAAATAGCTAAAATAAATTTTTTTATCTCGTAGAATCGTTATAATTTTACTATGAAACAAAACAATAAAGGTTATGAATAATCAAATTATCCTCTCTGCTCTAGAATGTCAATTAGTTGCTAAACAATCTGAATTAGAATCGCACTCAACATTAGTATCAGATCCCGCTTTAAAAGCGCACACTCAAAATGTTTTACAGTCTCTTCGTGAGAATGTATCTACACTTATCCCTAATATTTCTGTTACTTCAGATCGTATAGAAATTATGAAGTCAGATAAAGATAGGTGGTCAAGTATAACTATCTATTTAGAACACGATTGGAGATCTGAGGACAAGACAAAGTATGCTAAAATTAATTGGTATGGATCTTCTGCTACTTTAAAAGATGAAAATACCTTAAATGATCTTCAAATATTTGGCGCGGTTGCTGCTAAACTTGCTTGGATCGAATATGAATTCGTAAATAATTGGAGACCGGCTATTTTGGCAATTGATAAAATACCACAAAATATACAAAATGAAATCCGCCAAATTAATTATAGCATTCAATCAGTAAAAAATCAAATGAGAAATGACGGAATTGATAGCTATAAAAAAGAGGGATTTGTTTGTACTCTTACTCCAACTTTGAATATATCAAGAGATTGGGATACAGAAGGTAATCCATACCAATTACAATCAAGTATTCCTAACATACAGCTATCAACAGGTCGTGGTAAGTGGGATTATGTTTTTGCTAAGTCGTTCAAAATTTTAAAAACTAATAAGTACAAGACTACTTTAGAAGTAACTCAAAGCGATGATAGAGTTATAGAACGTACAGTTACGGCTAGATCTTTCGATCAATTCATTTCTGAAGTTTACGATTGGCAGACAGATAAAGCTAAAGTGCATAATGATAAAATCACAGAAAGATTCAATACTCAGTACGCTAAACAATCTGTATAATTAATTATAAAATAAAAGTTATGAAAAAAATAAGTAGGAAGAAGTCCTTAGTGGACTACATGATCGAGAATGGAAACAATTTTAGGTATAGCGACATGATAAAATATCTTGTCAAAATTTGTAGAGATAAAGATTATGAGTGGCAATATGATAGAGGATTCTATTCAGCAAATTTTGGTTTTAGTGGATACATGACTAGAGGTTGTGGTACTTGTGGAGTATATAAAAATCCCTCAGGTAAATGGAGTGCTAAGTATTATACAGAAGATGAAATCATGTTGTACAAAATAGAACGATTTGTGAATCCTGCAGTTCGTAAACTAGTAAGATATCCTTCGATATGGAAAGATACAAAATTAGATCTTATTAAAAAAATAGCTAAACTAGTTAAAAAATAAAAGTTATGGAAGAAATAAAACTAGAAAAAGCAATGTTTGAATTTAGTCAAGATGGTAATTGTGTTGATGGAGATATTGAGACACTAGAAATTAGATGTGAATCATCTTTAGGCATTGATAATGATGGTGGATGTTTCTACGTATTAAAAACAGAACAGTGGGCTATTGACTCTGCTGCGGACTTACAAAAATTATTTGATAGAATTCAAAAATCGATAAAAAAATAAATTATGAGTACTAAATATTGTAAAGTGTGTCAGAAAGAAATTCATCCTAAACGTGTAGCATTAGGATACGGAACTACGTGTGTAGATCATAGTAGTGCAGAAAGATATACAGGAATTGTAGCCGCAGGATCTAAGAATGACTTCGAAGTTCAGATCATTAAAGATCCTGAGATTGGTAGACAACTTGTACAGTTATCAAATATTTATTAAAAAACAAAAAATGAATTATTTAAGCCCGGTAGAATATAGTAAAAAAATGAAAGCACTAATGGAAGACGATTCAATTGCTGCAGAAGAAGTAGTACCTGTAAAAGGAGAGACTACTATGAAAGAAAGACTTTCACGACTTTCACCTGATGAAACAACTAAGCTTAAAGAATATATAGATAGTATCAAAGAGATCAAGAAAGCTATTGATGAATTATTAAATAAAGAAGAGATAGAGGAAGGCGGAAACATGTCCTCAGGATTAGTACTTCCTGAAGAGGAATAAAAAAAAATAATAGTTATGCAAAATTTAGTTTCGGGAATATTTTTTGGTGTCATAGGACAAGCACTCTCTTTTTTTCAATTACAAGCAGGAATAAGATTCGGTTGGACCGAGAAATGGAGTTGGGCTTTAATGCTATTAGGCTTTCCAATTAGCTGGTCTTTCATGAAAAGTGTAAAGTACTTCATCGATGCATTTGATGGAGAGATCTATCCAAGTAGAATATTAGGATTTGCTGTAGGAATTATTGTGTTTAGTATTTTAGGATGGTTTCTGTTTAGAGAAGGAATCAGTTCTAAAACTGCAGTGTGTTTACTTTTAAGTTTGTGTATTATTCTTATCCAAGTACTTTGGAAGTAAATTATTTTTTACCTTAATTATTTTATAATTTTATATAAATAAGTTATTTTGAAAACGGTGGTTATAGGAGATATTCATGGTAGATCTATTTGGAAATCAATAGTACAAAAAGAAAATCCTGACAGAGTAATTTTTGTTGGAGATTATTTTGATAGTTTCGATATCCCAGGATTAGATCAGATATATAATTTCAAAGAGATAATTTATTATAAAGAAAGCAACACTCAAGTTGAAGTTATATTGTTGATCGGTAACCACGACTATCATTATTTCCCGGATGTCGGTTACAATGGAACATCAGGATATCAAACTGGAATTGCTCCTAACATTATTCAAGCGCTTCAAGAGAATAGACATTATTTACAAATGGCTTATCAAATGGGTGAATTTGTATTCACTCATGCAGGTATAAGTAGCCAATTTATGGATGAAGTATTCGGAACTAACGGATGGAAAGTAGATACTTTAGCAGAAGATTTAAATGAGCTATTCAAATATAAACCTAAAGCTTTTGAATTTAGTGGTAAAAATCCTTATGGAGATGATCCAGAACAAGGTCCACTTTGGATTAGACCAAAGTCACTAATGAAAATAAATAGAGACACTTTAAGAAAGAAAATCATCCAAGTAGTAGGTCATACTGCAGTTCATAAAATAGATAAAGGAAGTAAAGCTACAGGAGGTAGATATTATTTCATAGACACTCTAGACACTAGTCAAGAATATATGATCATAGAAAATAATCAAATCTCATTTAATACAGTAAACTAAAAAGTTATGGATAGAATAGAAATGTTATATGATAATATGGATCGCTTCGATAAAGAACAAATGGCAGAGTATCTAATGAAAGATGGATATCCCACTCCGTATTCCCATCCAGAAGAATTTAAATATCAAAATGAAATTCTAAAGTTGTATGACAAGTGGAATATGCTTACTCAAGAAGAAGAGGAAACTATTTTAAGAATAGCAAATAAATTTTAATCATGTCTTTAATGGTAGATCTAATAGAAAATGTAGAGAATCTGTATTCTAATATGCCCGATAAAAGAAAAAGAAAAGAGTATCAAGATTGGAAACAAACTATAAACATTGTTATACAAGATATAAATAAATTGTGTAAATTTAAAATGTATAACGAAATAAAATAAAATATATGGCAGTAAGTCAAAAACCTAGAAAGAAAAGAGTAGAACCTAAAGTTGTTACTATGCAATCTGTACAAGAGCCATTATGGTTTCCTATTGATTGGGATAAAGTAGAGACTTTAGAAGACATGAAATTTATAATTAAAAACATGGGTTTAGGTTGTTCTAATCAAGCTCCTAGTTATGCAGAACTTAAAAAGTATTTGTCTGATAAACCTACAATTCAAAATTAATAATGATAAATAAAATACTCTATCTTATATTTGGTTTATTTTGTACGGCAGCATTTCCTTTAGGATTATTACTTCTAGGAATTTATTTTGCTAATAAACAAGAAAAAAGTAAATAATATGGCAGACTTTAGTAAACAGTATTGTGAAATATACGACCATGGATTTCCTTGGGATTTTGATATAGAAGAAATAGCAAATGAATTAGATCCTGGTTATATGAATAATGTTATTTGTGAAGGTTTTGGATTTGACGCAATAGGTAAAAAAGAATCTGGTGAAATTATACTACACTTTAGAGATTGGGAAACAGGAAAAAAATCTTGGGTTAACTATAAAGATTATATGGCAAAACAAAAATTAATGACTAATGAACAGTTGGATAGATCCTAGAATTAATAGGATAATAGAATTAGAGTTAGAGATAACAGACGCGGTCTCTAAAGGACATAAAGCGGCAGATAATGATAAGTTTAAAGAGCATAGAGAAGAGCTAAAGCGATTAAGAGAGGAGCTAAAAATAGAGCGGCGCGCGCAAGGGCGGGGATAAAATTTCGCGAGGGCCTCAAAATTCATAAATACAAATATACAATAATAAGTTATGCAATACCCAACCTTTGAAAAAATAATGCTTACCTACAAGCGTGCCTTAGAGGACATGACTGCGCTTCACAAGATTGGGTTAGACCTTTCCGAAGGCCCGTACGACCTCATGAGCCACATGTACGAAATGTTTAATGAATCTATGGGAATTCAATACAACGCCAATGGCGTGGACTGGATTGATTGGTACATATTCGAAACCGACTGGCAGCAGGCCAAGCACTACGAGGCCTATAATGAAAAGAACCAATTGATAGCCCAAGACTTGCGAGGCCTTTGGGAACTCCTAGAATCAGAATACAGACTTGATAAAAAACCAGAAATGCCACTAGACTTATGAAAACAAAACCGCAGCAAGACTACATAATCTGCTATAGAGATGTCGACCCGTACACTATGCATATCGATGATGAAGGTGAAGTGTGCAGGACCGGTACCCGTGCCGGAGCGGAAAAGATTATCGAGGCGCTAATGGAGTTTAATCTGAAGTCTAAACAAGGACGTCCTAATAGAGAATACCACATAGTAATTCAAGAGAGTCGTGGCCCGATAGAGAAGCCCAATCCCTGGTGGACTTGGTAGAACGAATTAGTCAGGTGGCGGAATTGGTAGACGCAATAGGTAAAAATGCCATACGGATGTTTACCCATCTTATGCAAAGGCTTACAGGTTCGAATCCTGTCCTGACTACTATGGATTTAAATAGCCCTATCTCATAGGGAATTAGTACATTTATATAAATAATAAAGGTTATGAATCTAGGATACGCTTGCATAAACATGACACTAGGAAAGGCTGTAACCACTAATCGTGGTATGGTCAAGCGTACGTTTCTCGCGAAGGGCCCGGATTGGGTATCCGAACTGGCGCTTGCTAATTCTAAGGATATAATTAAAATCCTAGAGTGGAATAGATTAAACGGTATCCGGCTGTTTCGCTTGACGTCTGCCCTTATCCCTTGGGGAGATAGTCTAGATCTCACACAATTAAAAGACTACGAAGAGATTCGGTCAGAACTTAAAAAAGCAGGTGACTTTGCCAGGTTTCATGGCATTCGTATCACTTCACATCCTGGTCCATTCAATGTACTTGTGTCTCCAAATGCTGCAGTTGTAGATAAAACAATTCAAGATCTGGAAATGCACGGCAAGATATTTGATATGATGGGACTCGATGAGACCCCGTATAACAAGATCAATATACATTGTAATGGTGTGTATGGAGATAAGAAAGCTGCAATGGATAGATTCATTACAAACTTTAGGAGACTTTCCAAGTCTGTAAGGTCTAGGCTTACTGTAGAGAACGATGATAAAGCTAGTATGTATTCTGTTATGGATCTGTGGTATATCTGGAGTAAGATAGGTATTCCTATTGTGTTTGATTATCATCATCATGGTTTTTGTACAGGAGATCTTACTGAGGAACAGGCTTTAAAGTTGGCAGCAGAGACCTGGCCTAAAGGCATTAAACAGTTAGTCCATTATTCAGAATCAAAAGCTCTACATGAAGGGGATGCTAAACAAAAACCTCAAGCACATTCAGATTATATCAAGGCACTACCCAATACTTATGGTCTTGATGTAGATATTATGGTTGAGGCAAAAGCTAAAGAGTTAGCTATACTACCATTCATTAAAAAATAAAACCATATATATGAAAAACAAAAACCAAAGTTTTTTTATTCTAATTCTATTTATGTTAGTCCTATCAACTACGAGTTGTAATGTTATCATGAAAGCCATTCATCCATTTAATGCACAGAATGACTGCCCTTCAAACAACCCTAAATACTTCTTTAAAAAGGCTGGCGCAAAACCTACTAAAGCTTATGTAAGAAATAATAGATTTACTCAAAGAAGATATAAGTATTAATATGGAAACTAAACTCGTAAGATTTGCAAACGAATCTGAGTTTCTGGAAGCAGAAATAGACATGAGTCAGTTTATACCTGAAAAAGTATTTGATACAGAAGTATTTGGCTGGTATCAAGACGTGGTATACATATCAATTAAAAAATAACCGATGTCATCTAGTAATTTTTTTAATCCTAAGAGTAATCAAACTAATCTAAAGAAAGGATTTGTACACTTTAATGATCCAGGAGATAAACCCATTCTAGGACCTTTTCCAAGTCCTAGTCCAAGTCCTATGCCACTTCCGCCACTTCCGGATATAGTAATGTCAGGTTTAGTGCTGTGGTTAGATGCGTCTAGATATACTAGAGGTAATTGGGTAAGTTTAGTTGGTACAGATGTTGCAGTACTAACTAATGACTATGGAACAATTACTAGAGAGTCTAATAATGGTGGCGTGATCCAATCTACAGGCCTTAGTGATCAAGACGGATTTTTAGTAGAGAAGTATTACTCAGGAAGTTCTACAGTAATGACCGCAACTAAATATATGCCAGGAGGTGTTGATGGATATCAAGGCAGAGTAGTAGGTGCTTACTATAATAATTGGCTATTAGGAAACTGGAATGGATCCATTAATCAATACTACGCAGAAGGTTGGATATACAATCCAGATGCACCAGATAATACTGATTGGAATATCTATACAGGAACTAGAAATAATTCTAATGTGTATAAATTTTATAACGGATCAAATTTAATTGCATCAAATTCTAATGGTCTTCAAGGTCCAAATGGTTTAGGTATATTTAAACACGAATATTCAAACGAAGTAAGTTATGCTCAGTGTGGATTTGTATTAGTATATGATAGAGAACTTAGCAGCTCTGAAGTATTACAGAATTATGAAGGATATAAATCAAGATATGGATTATAGTAAAACTTGTTATACTTGTAATATTAAGTGGCCTTTGTTTATGTTTAAAAAAGATAGGCGAAAGTTCCAATTAAAAATTGCTTTAGGCAGAGTAAGAAACTGTAGAATTTGTACTCATAAAGAATCAAGAAATCCAGTTACTAGATTCAATTTTGATATTAATAAATTTGAAATAGTTAAATTGAATTGGAAACAAAGATTAAAAGAATTCCTTTCATGAATTATTGGTTATTACAAGCAATCGTTAAACAAATTAAAGCAGAAAAGAAATGAAAACTGCAATGCAAGAACTTATTGAGTGGGGAGATGGTATGCTTATCAATAATCCAAGTAAGTTATTAAGTTTTGGAGAGGCTATTGATAAAGCCGTAGAACTTCTTGAAAAAGAAAAGAAGCAGATACTAGATGCTATGTTATATGCTCTTGATGAAGACGGGCATAATGGAGCATGGATGATTAATTTTGTTGAATCTTATTATAAAAAAATGTATGAAAAGGAATCAAACTCTAAGTAAAGTAGAAGATCTAGGATTTTATATTGTTATGTCTATTGCTTCTGTAATAGGAGGATTTGGTATTTTAGGCTTAATAGCAAAATTAGTAATAGAAATATCAAGTATATTTAAGCATTGATTATATGATAGAAATATTAGGTTATATAGCAACAATAGCAACAATAGGATCATTCATGATCAAAGATATGTTTCCTTTAAGGATTATGAATGGACTTGCATGCTTACTATGGATTGTATATGGTATTGTGAGACAAGATACCCCAATTATAGTAGTTAACACATCAATCATGCTTATTAATCTAGTATGGATCTTTAAATATATAAAACAGTCTGGATATTTATATAAAAGTATAAAATGAATTTAAGGAAATTATTATCAGAAGTTTTAAGTGAACTGAATCTTCCCAAGCCAGAAGATGCATACCCTTTTGATAGTATTAATAAATCTAGAGAAAAAGAAGGTCCTAATGCTAATGCAACAATGTATTCATATAGATATACCAATAATAAAGGAGACGATATGGAGATCACTGTTCGTTGTGAGAAAGTTACAGATATAAATAATCCAGGACCGATGAGACCTAAAATGACAGTTGCGTTCTCTAAATACGAAAAAGAACCATCAGAAGGTGAGTTGTATGCACGAATGTTAAGAAGAGACGATGATGAAGAATACGATGATGATCCAGATGACGAAAGAAAATATAGTGAAAAGACCGGAGCCGGTGATTTTATAAAAGTTTTAGCTACTGTAGTTGAGGCTGTAAAAAAGACTGCGGATGATTATGCTAAAGGTATTGACAACATATATGAAATAGCATTTGCTCCATCAGATAAAAAAAGAAAGAGTGTCTATGACCACTATGTACAAAGTCTATTCCCTTCCTGGAAAAAAGATCTAACTAAAACTAGCAATTCCTGGATTTATTTAATCAACAAAAATTATAAAGGAAAGTAGAATATTTATTCTAAAAGCCATGGCAAGAGCAAAGAAAACCTGGAGACCAATGAAATCCAGAAAGAACGGTCTAAAGCATCGAGACAGGATAAATGAGAATAATAAGATACTAAAAAGATTAAAAGAGATCCACTAAAAACGGATCTTTTTTTATTTAAATGGATTGTGTTATATTTGATTAATAAGAAACAAATTATGGCACGATTTACATATTATACAGTGGGTTATGGTGTATTTAGTTTGCTGGGTGAACGATACAGGATGGGTAGGATAGAAATATATGATAGCCAAGATGAAAGCGGTTACGCTGTCTCAGAAGGGGAATATTGTATGCCATTTGAAGCAGCCCGTAAATTTGAGGAATTTATAGAAGCCTTAACAACAGATCTACCAATACAAATAGATATAGGTTCAGTTAAATGGTGTAATAAAGAATGCGCTGATGAATTAGGTATAGATCCCGAACTAATGCATGATGATGCAACTAAGAAAGCCTATTGGAGAAAGAAAAACGATATATATGCCGTTGAAAAAGGCTACAAAGATTGGGATGATTTAGTAGCACATTCAAAATTTGCACCTAAAAATAAAGAAAAGCTATGACAGCAGCAGAAAAAGCATATGAATTAGTCTTAAAATTCCAATTCAAGCAAGAAGGTATAAGGAAAGAACTTGCTAAGAGGAGTGCATTAATAGCAGTGCACGAAATGATGAGAATAGCTCCTTGGGGAGGTGATATAGATACACAAATAGAAGATGGTTCTAAAGAGTTTTATATGAATGTAAAAAAAGAAATAGAAAAACTATGATATCAAAAGAAGACTATTGGAAGCAGGTAGATTATATAAACAGTATGAAATCAACTGTTACACTAGAACCTAAAATAATACCAAGTGAGAAGTTTACAGTTAAAATCAAATCAACAGAAAACATATTTTCCAGAATATGGCAAATGATTGTAACTCCTTTTACTTGGATATTTTTTGGCTATATTAAAATTAAATAACATATGACACCACAAGAGAAAGCAGCAGAATTAGTACGCAAGTTTAAACCATTGGTGACGTTTTCTATGGGCGTTGATCCCTCTTATGTATTAAGAATAGCTAAGAAATGTGCATTAGTGGAAGTGGATGATATATTAAAAGTTGTACAAAGCTTAAACAGACATGATACTGAATATATTAGGGATGAACACATTCCATACTGGGAGGAAGTAAAACAAGAAATAGAAAAACTATGAGATGGAGAGGTAAGAAAGAATTACAAGACGGAGCTGAACGATTGCGTAAGCGATTTGCTTGGTTTCCTGTTGAAGTATCTACTCAAAGTAGTAAGAATGATAGATATTGGGTTTGGTTAGAAAGATACTATCAATATCAAAAATACTCAGTAAGTTATGACGTAATTGCAGGGGTAAGTGTTATGAGGTGGATAACAATTGATAATGTTATATGGGAAAATTTATAAGTTATGAAACAACAAACAGTAATAGAATACTTAATTGAGCAACTACCTATAAGAATGCAAAACTATCTACAAAAGGAGATAGAACAAGCCAAAGAAATGGAAAAAGCTCAACGCATCAAGGATTATAATGCGGGTTATGTTGATGCACAACTCAATCATGTTAATGATGTAGAGAATTATGTTTATGAAAGTGAATACCTTAAATCAAGAATAGACGAGCTTGATAATCAAATAAAAGATAAGCAAAATAACATTGCAAATATGTTAATTAATGGAGAGTTAAATAAATAAACTATGACACAACAAGACATTGAAATCAAAAAAGTGCAAGCAAAAGAGATTGCTATTGCTACAAAGAAAACTCTATACACATGTGTCTATTGGAATAGCAATGGTGTGATGTTCACTAATTCTCCATCAGAAGATAAAAAATACCAAGAATCTTTAGCCCTAAGTATGTCTAAGCACGCAGAACATACATGTATTTATTCATTCGATATTGATATACCCAATTTTAAAAATAAATAAACTATGACAGTCAAAGAACTAATAGAACAACTCAGTACCTTAGATCCAGAGATGCAGGTATTTACCACAGGTTATGAAGGAGGATTTGAATCAGTAGAGAATATTAATAGTATTGAAGATATTGTACTAAACTACCATGAAGAATGGTACTACGGACCTCACGAAAGCATAAACAATGTCTCAAACTCAAAAGATTATACCACAGTTAAAGGATTAATACTATGAAACAAACAGCAACAGAGTGGTTATTCACTCAGTTATATGAAAAGTTTGAGATGAAGGGTGATGGTAAAGAGATGAATGCGATACTCGAACGGGCAAAGGAAATGGAGAAAGAGCAGATAATAAGTACCTACTTAGATGGAATAATACACCCTCTTGAGATGGAAGCAACTAAACAAGCTGAACAATACTATAACGAAAGATATAACCAATAAACTATGTCACACTATATAGACGAAGAAGGTATACTAAAAATAGAAGTATTCACCATAAGTGCTGACTACAAGTTGCTTGACAAAGAAAGTAGAATGGAAGTGCTTTCTTTGCTTAAGGATTGGCTTGATATGGAAGTAATTAAAATACAATTCGAAGATTAAACAAATAACTATGACACAACAAACAGCAGTAGAATGGTTTTATCAAAGAATATTAGCGGAAGATATTAAATTAGTATTTGAACAAGCCAAACAAATGGAGAAAGGGCAGATAATGAAAGCATACGATGACGGAGCAATAGAAACAATGCAGGAACAAGAGGGTTTAGATATAAGTAAGGATCAGAATGGTGAAGAATCAGGAAGATACTACAATAAAACGTATAAGGAAGATAAGCCAAAGAGAATCCATATAGAAAGAAGCCCGGAATGGCCATAAATATAAAAACATGATCATACATACAATATGGATAGGATCTGAGATACCTGTTAGATACCATGGTAACTTAGATAGACTCAGGATCTTAAATCCAGGCTTTCAACACATACATTGGGGACAAAATGATATAATCAATATTTTGACATATTTCAATTTAATAGAATTATATAACTCTATGCCTAGTTTTATAACTAAATTAAATTTAGCAAAGTATTTAATACTAGATAAATTTGGCGGCATATTCACAGACTTAGATATAGAATGGAAAAAGTCATTTATAGAAATTATGAATGATCAGCAGTTTAATGATATAGATATATTACTAACACATCCAGCAGATACTCCACATTACTATATAAATAATCAACAGGTTTATCTTTTAGATGATCCATTTATTATAGCTAGACCAAATCTACTTAGTCAATGTGTTGACTTTAGATTTAAAAGAGAGTTAAGAATAGATCCAAAAACAAAAGCTATACATAAAGCAGAACCTATAGGTCCTTTTCTATTAACAGAGTGGATCTATACTAATCAAATAAGGCACAGTGCATTTAGCCAAACTGCATTTTTAAGTCTAAACGGTCTTTACGGATATCATCAACAGTTAGATCTGTGGAATAAATAAAAAGATATCGACCGGCCCAAGAAATAATAAATACTATAAACACCAGAATGCCAGATAAGAATAATAAGGATAATAATCCAGATACACATCCAAAGGTATATATAGCCCTAAATAAAGCAGAGATAGAGGAATTAAAACAAAAGGTAAAAGAATACATAAACCATAATAATAAAGAAAAGGCAGCAGGTATACAAGAAGCCATAGACTGGATAATAGCACATGATATATACACAAGACCATGGACAAAATAAAATCACGGCCACTTACCGATAAAGATAGAGAAGCCATAAGCCTATGGATACTAAAGGCCAAACAAGACAAGGCACAAAGCTGGCTCGGTAAATGGTATTGGCAGATAAGAATAGATAAGGAAAAGAATAGGAATAGGAATAAGGCTGGAGAGATCTAGCCTTTCCCTTTTCTGCCAAACTAGTAGGTAAAACATCGCCAAACTAGTAGGTGGATATATTTGGGTATAAAGATATAAAGATATACTAGGAAAAAAAAGTGTAGCTATAAAATATAAAGTGTAGGATAGTGTTAGAATGTGTCAATTTGTGTTAGAAAGTGAAAAAACTAGAATCTATAGCAAGGAGCTGTATCCTGCCCGCGTCACCTAAGTGATTGATTATCAACAGGTTAGGGATTATAAATAAAGATATACATAAAGTGTTGGTTACCAATAAAAACTTTTGAAAATAGTTACTCAAATATTTTTTTATATCACTGGATTGTCTTACTTTTACTATATAACAAATCAATTATGACTATGAACAGAATGACTATCCGCCTTACACACTCTAGATCTTATGCAAGACTTGCTAAAGCAGTTAAAGATATGAATGAGAATATCTATGGTTCTGATCTCTTTGCCGAAGACAGGATCGAATTTAAGGACATCTACGACAAGAACGGAAACTTAATGCACTTTGAACTTACAGGAAGCCCTCTAGATATGTTCCAGATCGGCCTAAGATACGGACACATGGAAGAAAGGGAATACCTATCACCTTACTTAAACCAAACCTATAAAGATATCTTTACTCCTACACCAGAAACCATTGCACAGTAATTAAAAAATAAAAATATATAATATGAAGATGAATGAATTAAAGAGGCTAGCGACAATGACTAGCACACAGTATCAGACAGAGAATCCTAATTATGAACCAATGTTCCCTGCCGGTTGGGTAGACGATAAGAATTGGCCTGATCTTACCTATAACTATGAGGGCTTTAGGAAGACTCAGATCGAGATCGATGACTATCAAGAGCGTATGGCCGGCTGCTACGATACAGAATAAAAGTGTGGCACTTTGGGGATCGGCTACAATAGGTTGAATGAATTGTCTTATATTTACTATATAACAATTAGCAATAAACAAAAACAAACAGTTATGCAAAATTCAAACAGGCCTTCGAGCTACCAAAAGTTGACTTACATCCAAAAGGTAAGTCGTATTAATCGCAAGCTCCGTACTGGAGACATCACAACCGTAGCTGAGACTACCGGTTTTTCTACCACTCACGTATCTGACGTGATCTCTGGCAAGTACTTCAACGACAAGATCGTTAACGAAGCCTATGACATGACACGTGGTCGTCTGTCAAATGCAGTTAAGCTGTCTAGCTTAGAGGCATAATCTATTCGCTTTTTATGATTTGTTACCGGCCTGGGGTTTTCACCCTGGGCCTCTTTTTTATAAGTGGTTGATAACCAATAGGTTAGGATCCCCATAACTGATTGATTTCCAAGCCTTTATAACTGATTGATTGCCAATAAAAACTTTTGAAAATACTCAAAATAAATTTTTTTATTTGAGAAATTTGTTATAATTTTACTATATAACAAATCACAAACAGTATGACACAGATTATCAACACAACCACAATTTCAGATGTAGATTTCATTAACGGCCAGAAAGGAGAATACAGAGCCATAGTAAAGGTTAAAGCCGGATTCGTAACAGTAGTTGATGATCTAGGATCGACAGCCAATTGGAGTACAGGACCACAATGGAAAAGAGCCATTGATGTCTTCAGAGGTTTTAAGAAAGGTGCACTACAGACAATCCAATTCCGTGCAGAAGGTTCAAAGACCTGGTTAACAGTGTTCGCAAGATCAGGTAATAAGATCAGACTTATGGATAAAGAATTGTTCAGAGATATGGAAGTTGGAGATATCAACCAAAGTTGGAGTAATACCAACCTATGTGATCAGAAACAATATGGCATGGTAAATGCCAAGACTTGGGCAAGTAAAGCATTTGTTAAGAATGCTGCCTAGTCCAAAAATAAATTTTTTTATATCAAAATAAAGTCTTATATTTACTTATACAAACAAATAAAATAAAGGTTATGTCAAAATTATCAATGTCAGCTATCAGCCCAATCAGTTTAGAAACAGCAAGAGAACAAGCACCAGCTATCTTCGCAACCTCACCGGCTCCTACAATCAAGAGTCCTAAGTATCAGTTCACACCTACCTTCGAGGTTATTGACCATATGAAGAATATGGGTTATGAGTTAACAGCTGCTAAGCAGTCTAGATCTGGAGTAGACCTCCGTAAGAATTGGGGTATCCACATCACTGAGTTCCAACATCCTGATCTATACATCAAGGATCCTCAAGGTGATATCGAGGCCCGTCCAACAGTTGTGTTGATCAACTCACATGACGGTACACGTCCACTTCAATTTGAGATGGGTCTCTTCCGTCTTGTATGTTCTAATGGTCTGATCATCAAAGACAAAGACCTAGGATCATTCCGTGAGAGGCACACTAAGTACAACTTCCAAGAGGTAAAGGACCTGATCGATTCAAAGGTATCTGGACTCCAAGACGTTGTAGGTAAGATTAGCCAATGGAATATGGTAGAGATGACAGACAAACAAAGGTATCAGTTTGCTGTAGAAGCCTTGGCCTTAAGATTGAATACTGATCGTCAGCCTGAACAGTACGAGGTATTAGATATCCTTAATGCTAAACGTAAGGTAGATGCCCAACCTACACTATGGCACACCTACAATACCGTACAGGAGAACCTGATCAAAGGTGGCTTCCAATTGAACAATAGGCAGGCTAGGGCTATCAAAAACCCTGTAGAGGATCTAGTTCTTAACCAAGGCCTATGGCAGCTAGCCGATGCTTACGCTAACTAGTTGGTTAGAGAGGCGGTGTGCTAGTACGTCATTAGCGCCTTGCTCTCGACCTTTAGCATGGAGCTAGCATGATGGCAAAGGGATAGTTCTTGTAGATAGGGGCTTGCTGGCAGGGGGGCCCCGCGTTGACCACTCCTGCACACCGGGGAAATTCCCAAATTGGTATAAAAAGTAAATACGTAAATAAAAAATAAAAGTTATGTCAAAGAAACTATTTGAAAAGGCCTATCCATTTGGATTTGAAGTTAACAAGTTCGAAGGAGACCGGAATTACACGATCACCGGTAATCTTACAAGAGAGTATTGTTTTAAGGAGTACGACAGTAACTATGATGTTGAGGAACATATACAAGATCATGTAAATTGTGAAGGGATCGGCTTTGATTCAGAGTTTAGCCAGTTCTTTGCCCATGCGGATACAGAAGAGAGAGCCATACAGTTTTGCGAAGACATCCAGGCTTGGTTTAATAATATAAAAGAGTTAGTAGGTTAATAATTAAATAAAAACAAAAACAGAATAACATGAATGAGTACAGAATCTTATCGACAACGACAGCAGACAATTTATCAGAGGTAGTAACAAAGTATCTCCAGCAAGGTTGGGAACTTTGGGGTGATCCATTTATAAAAGAAGGTGTCTATTGCCAAGCTATTACTAAAAAATAATCCCTATGAGAAAATTAGAATTCTTATTTATGATCTTGGCCGGGGCGTCTGCCTCGGTCTCCATCATCATCAATAGAGATGGTGGTTGGCAAGCCATTGGTTGGCAGGTATGTACTCTCCTATGGATAGGAACCTGTTGGTTAAAAACCCTTAAAAATTAATTTTATGGTGAAGATTTTTATGATAACCTTAGCCATTATATTATTCCTTTCAGCCTTAGTGCTTCTTTTTCTCTTAGGAGGCCAAGGGATAACAAACGCATTCCCTAATTCAGGATTTGCTAATTGGTGGAGAAAACAAATTGTTGACGAAAACCCTTCGGAGGAATAATTATGGACATATATAAATTGTTAGACAGTATGACTAAAGAGGATATAGACGAGGCCTTAAGGTATCTTCCAGATCTTAATAAGGCAGGCCTTATAAAAGAGTTTGCCAAGAGAGTAATAGCAGCAGACGGGATTCCTAGCATTTCCGATGCTATGTACTATGCCTATTATGATCTAATGATAGATTCCGATACCGGGAAATTCAAGCTCGAATACCAAAACCTATTCCCAAGCTCCGGGAAAGACCCAATTTTCTAAAAACCTTAAATATAGATTTATGAAAAAAGTGGATAAAGATTACACCCCGCATTTCTTGACCCATGTTCCAGGAGGAAAGAGGTTAGATATCGTATACCATTCTGGTAAAACCTTTAGACAGAATAACTGCCATTACCCAGAGAGGTACGTTAAGACTCTAATAGATAACCCTGAACTAGAACCCGTTCGTGAGGCTTATTATAATGGAAAACCTTTTTACTTCAATGGGAAATTTAATTATGCAGAATCTAAGGCCTAGAGGATGTTTCTAGTGCTCAAAAGGGTTTAGAGTGATAAATTTGTATATATGGTATTTTAGGGCCCCTTCAAAAACGTGCTTTTTATGACATTCATAATCGTTTTACTTATAGCAAGTCTTATTATTTGTGTAGCTTATCTATTTAGAAAATTTCTATGGTATATAACTTGGTTTCTATTTGGTATAGCTATGCTAGGGCTTCCTGTAATGTTCTTAGATCTTGATATCGGTCTATCAATGTTAATCTATGGATTAGTATTCTTGGTCACAACCTGGCTAGTCATATCGGCTTCTGCGGCTATCGTTGCATTTGTTGCCCTACCCGTATCAATTCTCGTAGGATTCTTTAAAAGTCTTTTTAGAATACGCTAATATTTATTAATAGTAAAAACAATATAATGGCAGATAATTTTAACATTGCAAAATTCCTTAAAGAGAATGCTTTAGGACCTCATGGAATCTTAGGTAGATATGTAGACCTTAAACCTCTTAAAGAAGCTGATAAAGAAGATCTTGGTGGTTGGGATGGAGATGGAAAGCATGATCAATATGACGGTAAATATGATGCTGAACACGGACCAGCTATTACTAATGAATTAGAAAAGCCTGAGCAGATCTATACCAATGATTGGATGAATGATAGTATTGAAGGTAAGAAAGTAGGTGCTTGGACATGCTATTATGAGGATCATCAAGATGTTATTTATTGGCTTCATGACAAGATTAACTCAGAAGATGTCGTTGTTTATGCTACTCCAGGTTGGGATGGTGCTAAAGGTATTGCTTGTGAAACTTCAGTTGATAGTGGCGAAGCAGTTATAGATCATGAAACTATAGGAGATAATTCTTATCCTGATTTTGAATCTTATGCTGAAGCCGTTACTCCTTATCTTAATAAGGTAGAAAAGAAGTACAGTGATATGAATGAAGAAGTGTCAGTTAGTTCATCAGGTGTAGAAATGGAAGAGGCGCAAGATTATGAATATCAAAGTGCAGAAGAATTTGATCTTGAACCACAAGAAGGGCCAAACGATCCACTAGGACCAGATGCTCCTAAATATCCAAGAGCGGATTTTGCAGACGCAGTATATGCAGCAAATCAAGCAGGATTAAGTAAAGATGAACTAATTAGATTAGTAAATCAAAACGCTAAATAAAAGAACCCCTTGCGACTCCCAGATATTAAAGCTCCACTAGTTGGGGCTTTTTTATTATATGAGCACAAAAAAAGCCAGCAAAAGCTGGCCTCTTATTAATATAAAAATTAATAAAGAATTAAAACTAAGCGGCTTTCTTTTTAGACGCAATTGACCAGCCAGCTCCTGCAAGAGTCATTACTGCTCCTAGGATCTCTTGAAATAAAGCATCGTCAACTAATCCTTTTGCAACGATAATACCGCCTACAAAAGTTAATGCATGTCTAATTAGACCTAAAGTTTGATCTTTCATAATATTACTTTTTAGTTAAAAATATGTACCATTGGTACTATAATAAATATCTTTGATTTCTATTCTAAGTCCTTTCTGTAAAATCTGCCCTGTATATTATCATTATAGGAATCTATACGAAGTACATCAAATTTCATTTGCCAATAAACTTCCCAATAAGTAAGTTGTTTTTTAGAGTAGCACAATTGAAGGATCTCTCTAGTGAATATTTCGTTTCCTAATTCCTTTCTTTCTAAGTTTAAATTCTTATTACTTCCATAATAAGTTAGCCAGTCACTTTCTTTAGTGACTTTCTTCTTCTTTGGGACGCGCCCAGGTTTGATCCAGGCCTCTGTTTCCTTTTTGGTTAATGTTTTATTAGTATTGTTATAAAGAACCTTTCTACCTATGTAGAATCGATTCGTGATAATGTTTGTTACCCTATATATAAAGCCAATTGCATTCTCTGGAAAATCTTCTATCTTCTTGAATTCTCGATAGCTTCCAAGTGCATCTACATAAAACCATTTCATACTTTAAAGTTTAACTATCCCATCTGACTATGAAAGTCATATCTGTATTTTGTGGGATGGGATACGGTCTTGATAATTTTCCTACTACTAAAAGTTCATCTTGATCATTATATAATCCAACCATAGTAGTGTATGGATGAAAGTCTGATCCTGTTACTGCGTCTATATAAGATCCTGATGTACCTGCTTTATTTGCGCTAGGATTTAATGTGTAGTTAAAATCATTCTCATCAACATGACATCTAATCTCATTTTGATAAATGGTAGATTCAGCAACGAATGATACAGTAAAAGGTTTATAGGGAATAATAGCCATATTATATATAAATATTAGTTCTCACGTCTTTCTTCAGGACTATAATGAGCAATTCTATTATGATTTATTGGACTAGCTAATAATATCGCGGGTTTAAGATTTCCTTTTTTAGTTTCTTGAAACATATAACTCATCCAAGTTTGTTCATAAGGATTTGCCCATACAGTATCTAAAAACATTTTTTGATTTCCTTTCTTATTAGTTATAGTTGGCCAATTACAGTAGTATATATCACCAGTAATATAACTTAATCCATCAATAACTTCTATTTTATCAAATTTAGTTCTAGGAGAATCTGGATCTAAACCTGTTATTGGTAGTTTATCATATGTTGGCCAAAATTCTGATCTAATAGATTGAGGAACATTGTACCAAGAAACCTGAATATTATTATCCATGTAAACTTCAGTATAAGACAGCTTAAGAAAATCTATATCCGAAGATTCCATTATTTTTAATGCTTTAGTATATAAATCTGGTACATGGGTTCTAAAACCGTTTCTACAGTATCCATCTACAGGTTCATGTATTCCCATATCGTCTTCTAAAAAAATATAGTAATCGCTATCTGATTCTTGGAAGTGCTGAGCGGCTCTAAAACGTCCTCCATTTATTCCTGTATTTTCATTAGTTATGATATGTTCAAAATTATACTTCTTACAAATTTCTGCGTTAGCTAATCTCGCTTCATCATTAGTAGAATTATCTATCAAAATATTTCTAGTATCTGTTATCCACTTAGGATGCTTAAGCCATGTTTGTATGGTATATTCTAATTGATGAGGAAAATTAAATGTTAACATATACAATGACAGTTTTAATTTTTTTGTGTCAATGTATTTTCTAATAATTTTTATTTCATTTTGTGGTATGTCTTCTAACTCTACTTTATCATCTAATAGAGCTTGAACAAATTTAACTATTAAACCATTGTAATCTAAAGCGTATCTTCTATATGTATTAGGTTCTAGGTAAGACATTATAGTAAATATACTCTCTTCAGTTCCCATATATCCAGATCCTAAAGATCTTTGTAATATAGCATAATACGTAGAATTAGCTTGATTTATTATTTCTTTTCTACCACCAAATAAACCCCCTCTACAAACATGTTCAACTTTTTTTCCAGCATATTCATTAATAGCAGAGTAATTAAATCCATGAATTTCATTTACTGCGTCATAAGGATAACTTAAAAATAAAAATGATTCTAAGTATGGAAGTATTTTATCTAACGCTTTATTATCTGTAAAATATTTTTCATATACGCTATTAGTAATACCTGCATCTAACCAAATAAAATGATTAGTATCAAAAGGGTTCCATATAGTAACATCATTAAGCATAAACATCTTAGATTGAACTATTGGATTATACCATTCTAATGAGGCTTGAGGACTTGTTTTTAACCAACCTCCTTCGCCTGTTTGATTATACCAATCTGGATTGTTTCTTACTTTTTGTGTTTGATCCCAAAAAGGAGCATATAAATTTTTTACATCTTCTAATTCATACACTTTAACAAACGTATTTTCTTTAGATCTTTTTTGCCAAACTAAATATTCATATTCTTTAGGAATATAGATAAACATATTAACATCAATATCTAAAAATTTATTGAAGTTTTCTATGTAGTGACTAAAATCTCTATTAGGCCTTCCTATATTCCAAAGACCAGTAACCACAGTTAAATCTAAATTAGATTTTTTTGATTCAATAGGTTTTAAATTTTGTACATATTCTTTAACTTTTTGTATATCCCACAAAGCTAAAACTTTTCTATTTCCATTTTCAAAATTATCGACTCTAACATCTTCCTCTAAATATACATCAGCATCAGGAAAATTAAATGGAGATGCCATTAAATTAACTGGATAAAATCTCCCAAAATCTACACCTTCGTTTTCTCTATGAACATCATTAGGATTACACCTACTCCAACCTTGATCTGTTTTTTTAGCCCATGTAGTACTTAAAAGATATTTACAATTTGATCTTAAAATATTTTCTACTATTTTTTTTCCTTCTTCAATAGGAAAGTGTCCTATAATATCTCTGACAATTAATAGATCTGATTCTGGTATATCGTCTTTTACTAAATCAAAATTAATAAATTTTATTCTTGGACTATTATACTTTTCATTATTTTGTTGAATACATTTATCTACTATATCACCGCCAATGTAACTCTCAAAATTAAAAACAATTTCTTTCATCCAATGAAAGTCTCCGCACGGAATGTCAACTACAGATTTAATATTTTTTTGTAATACTAACTCTTTTATTTTTTCTCTAAGTAATTTAGTTTCTTCTAATGTACTGCCAGGACCAGATCTACTTTCAGTACTACCAAAACCAAATGTATCATATATGTTAGAAAATGTTTCTTTATATTGCATAAAAATTATTTTGAATAACCATGATCTATAAAAATTTTATATAAATTATTTCCATTATCACTAACCTCAGTTTGTCTAAATATATTACATCCTTCATAAGATTCGTGATGAGTATGTCTTAATACAGGAAATGTAGACACTCCTCCGCCATTTATCCAGTCATCAAAAGTAGGAAAATTAGGTATTGATTCGTGTGTTTCAACTATTCTATCTCTTTTTTTACTAGAAAAATAAGCTGCCATTAATATATCATCTGCCCAAGAATAATACTCTTTTACAAAATCAAAAAAATCTTCTTCAAAATAACGTCTTTTATATGATACTGTTTTATAATGCTGAATTATATCTACTCTGATACTTATTTTTTGGGATGTGAAATAGTAGTCTCTACTATCACCAAAATTAGATGCAAAATTTCCATTTTCGTCTCTAGATCTCATTCCATCATATCCAACAATACCTTCTTGCCATTTATTTTGATTTTCAATTTGAGTCTTTACCATATCAGGATCATAAACTAGGTCATCATCAACTACAATTATTATAGTTTCAGGATCAGTTATTCTTTGTACTGTTGGTATTAATTTAGTTGCTGGACCTAAATCTTCTGTTCTAAAAATTTTAATTTTACTGCACTCCTCTAACCATTCAGGAATAATATATTCTTCTCTAGTTAAATTATTAATATAAGGAATATTAAAATGTATTTCATAATCATCATAATTTTGATTAATTAATGAATTAATACATAATTTTATTCCTTGATCATCTAATACTGAAAGCCTTGAAGGTATTGTTGTTAGTGTTACTATTGCCATATTTTTTAATTAATTGTAATTCCAAAGTTGACCTCTACTTATATAAAAAGATTTTAGTCTTTCATAATTTATTTTTATAAATTCCTCTTTACTTTCTAATGTACAAATAAAATCTCCTTGACACCAATTCCAAAATCTATCTTCTGGAAATGTTAGTATAGAAAACCCTCTATTTACTTCAAAGGTAAGTGATGCTACATCTATATCTAATATAGAATGAACTATAGATTGAATGGGTTCATTATTTACTGCCCAAATTCCATGACGGCCTAAAATAAATAAATCTTCACGGTTATTTACTAATATTTCGTAGACTATATTATTAAAAATATCTAAATAATTTTTTATATTATTTTTATTTTTAAAAGTATAGCAAAAAAAGTTGCCATCATTAGAATATAATCTAGGATTTAATTGTTGATAATTATTTTCTTTAATAATTATATTAGCTAAATCACCAAATCTATCTGTAAAATCATAACCTCCATTTCCTATTACCATATCTTTATTTAAAGAACTGAAAGAATTTTTTATAGAGTCATATATTAACTGATCAGCTTTACATTCAATATCGCAATTGCAAACAAAAATAGCATCATACTTTTCTATTTCTGGTAAGCAGAATACAAATCTCCATATAGAACCAGGTATTACCCAATCTTTTTCAAGTACATATGTAGCGTATTCTTTTTCATTTAATGTTTTTATTGGTAATTTTTCGTACTCAATAGACCACGGATAATCCTTTCTTAATTCATCAATATCTTTTATTATTATATTTTTGTAACTTTCTAATGATTTAAATATAGGATCTTCTTTCATATCCGTCATAATAAGGACATCAAATAAAGAATAACTTTCTATATTTTTTAAAATACTATAAACTATACGATTTCTAAATGTTGGACCTATTGTATAATATACTAGAAGCATTATTTATTTTTTTAATTTATATATTTTTATGTTTAATAATAATATTATTATTTTCTGTTATGTTATACGTAGCATGTGTTGCATGATTATTATAATAATTTATTAAAGCATCTTTATTCTTTTTGATATATTCTTCAGTTGTAAACACTGTTTCATTTTTATTAGGAGGTAAAAGATTCCAATTAGGAAGCATATTAGAATAATACCATGAATCATGCGGTGTTGACATATGAAATCCTAATGTATCATCTTCCCAATAGTGAAGACGATTTTTTATTTTATAATTAAAATTAATTTCAAAAATTCTTAATAAGTATCCAACTATATCATCTATTTTAGTATACCCATGATTTTTTTGAAAAAAATGATTTTTAATATGTATGTTATCAGAAAAATTATAACAGTAAGTTATATAATCAAAAATTTCGTAAAATAATTTTATATCTTCTTTATTTTTAAAACTAAAATCACAAGTAAATAATTCACAATACCAATAATCTTCTGGAATGGTTAACTGTGGAAATTTACTTTTTAATAGATTTCCTATATGACCAAATATCGGTGATGAGTATGTTTCATCCATAGGACCTATATGAGGAATACCAAGTACGCCCTCAGGAATTTTTTTAAAAAAGTTATCTATAATTTTTTGTTGGTTGGTTATAAAAACATTATTTCCTACATAACTAAATTTTAAAATATTATTTTCGTACATATATGGAAACAAAAATCTCATCGTACAAAAAGGAAGTAGGCTATTTTTTTGTTTATAAAATTGATGAAAATTTTTGGCATATAATTCTGGATCTTTTTCTTTATAATGAACTTCAATATCATTAGTACTCCACGGATGATTTTTTCTGGCATCTTCTATATCTATAATAGTTAGAAGATTTTTATAAGGTTCGTATAGTTCATAGTTATCTACTAAATAGATATAATTATGTGTGGTCTCTTTATTATTTTCTATAAATGGTAGAAACCTAGTTTTAAAATGTACCGATCCAAATACTTGCCTTATAAATTTACTCATATTTGATTTTTTAAAAAGACAGTTTGTCTACCCCATAATACTTTAACATAATTATTTTCAAGTAAATAAGGAGTTAGTAATTTGTCTTTACCAGCGCTATCTGTATTAAAATCAGTATCATCAATAGAAATAATATGTAAATCTGATAATTTATTTTGAGCAGCTAAAAAAGCTTCTAAATGTCTTTCTGCATATTCATGAGTTCCTTTATCCCAGCCATCTAAAAAAAGAAAATCAATTTTTTTATCAAAGTCTTTTAAAAATTGAATACCATCTTGAGGAATACAGATATGTAAATTATCTGGAATTGGTTCTTTTATATGATATTGATATTGTTTTTCTAGTTCTGTTTTACAATGTTCATCAATATCTACGGTGTAAACATCAAATCCTTCTCTAGCCCAAAAATAAGTTGAATGCCCATCTTGACAACACGGAGGTGCATCTTTACTTTCTAAATTAATAGAATTATTATAATAATTAATGCATGATTGAGTTAACTCTCTTCTTGTTGATCCAATTTCTACTACAACTTTAGCATCGATTATTTTTAATAGTTCAATTGTTTTTGTTATCCATGGAGCTGGGTAATTTCTAATGCTATTTTCTTCATGAGTTAAAACATCATGAGTCCAATAATAAGTGTTTTTTTTAAAACTATCACATGCTTTTAAAACTTCAATAAATTTATTCATATACTATATTATTTCTTCTTTACGTTCACACCACCCTCTTTCATTACTATATCCCCATAGTACTAATCTAGATGGTTTTTTATTTACTAAAAATATTTCTTCAAAATCAAAATAACCTGATTCAGTACTTAATACTCTTTTTATATAATCTTTTTCTAAATTTCTTACATATATAGGTTTACCTGCTTCATCATCAAATGCCATATGAATAAATTCATAATCATCAAAAGGAAAATCAGTTTTATATAATTTTACTAAATGATAAAATGATTGTGTAAAAGATAATTCCCATAAACTGTCATCTTTGATAAGAGGATTAGGAGGGTACTTATTATCTAAAGTATATTGCTGAACTGATTTATTTTTAAAATGAAAACCTGCGTATTTTTCGTAGTCTCGTAAACTTCTAACTGTTCCTAAATCATATCCTGTTAAGTCTATATTTGGATCTTCTTCTGTTCCTAATAAAACTCTTATTTTTTTTCTAGCATATTCTTGTTTATTCCACCAATCTACTCCTAATTTAGAATCATCATCCCATTTTAACATACCTGATCTTTCTTCACGCATAGTAGAATGCCACACTACTAATTTATGTGGATGAAATAAATCATACCCATGAGTATATGATCTTACTGTTAAATTTAATTCTTCACCTGAAAAATAGATATCTGGATCGTGTCTTATTTCTTTAGCCCACTCTGATCTTGCAAAACAAAAATGCCCTGATAAAAATCTACTCATTGGAGGTTCCGTCATAGTCTCCCATCCTGTAAGTAAGCCTGGTCTAATGAATATCGTTCCATGAGGATAGAAGCAAGCAAAATGCTGTTGCCACGGCTCCATTGTGCGGCCACCAGGATCATCAAATGGTGTATATAATGGTAGATAGGCTGCAAGAATTGGTTTGTAACCACGAGCCTCTAAACCACTATGCATATCTATTAAAGTCTCATCCCAATCTTTAGCAAATCTATGATGTGAATCTAATTGACAAATGTAATCTTCATCTGTTAATAATTTTTCGTTTATAATGGCTCTTGCCCAAGGAAGTCCTTGAGCTTCATTATATAAACACTCATAAATTTTAAATCGAGTATCTCCTTCAAATTCAGATAAATCATCAAATTTATCATCAGGATGATATTGTCTACAAATACCAAAATGTATTCTTTTTGGATATTTAGCATTTGCTAATGCGTCTTTAATAGTAGGAATTAATTCTGGATCTCTGTAAGCCGGTAAATGTACTAGTATTGTTTTTTTCTTATTCATATTCTATAACTTGATCTATTCTTTCTAACCAACCTTTTGATTCACTATGAGGCCAAACTCTCCAAGAATACGGTTGTTTATTATCTTCGTAATCTCTCCATATGTGTATAAACTGATCATTTTTATCTTGACTAAATAAAGATATAATTTCACTTTTATCGCAATCTTTTCTATATACGTCATTACCATTTTCATCTAAAAAGGCTACAGCAAATGAATCATAATCAGATTCAGTAAGAGATCCTTTATATACATCTATACAATGTTTTATTCTTGATGCTAAACCTGATTCATAATCTCCTTTTATTGGAGGAAAATTATTTTGTATAGTCTCAACATGAATTTGTCTAGTACTAAATTTTAATCCGGCATATTTTTCAAAATCTTCTAAAGATCTTGTAGTTCCAAAATAATTTGGAGCTAATGCTCTTCTAGTGCATGAAGAACAACCTGGATCCATTCCCATTAATTTTCTATATCTTGCATAAGAAGCATCATCTCTTTGTTTCCAATCTCCTGAATCATCCCAATGTTTTTTCTTTCCTTCTCTTGTATATTCATGCCAAATTACAGGTTTATGAGGAGAAAAAAGATCATACCCAAATGTATAAGCTCTAGCGGCTAAAGAACTTTCCTCACCATGAAAATATAATTCAGGATCATAAGGAACTTCTATAGGAAACGATCCTAAAGTAAAAATAAAATGTGCAGAGATAAATCTTGACGGGAAAGGTTCTTTTAAATCTTCCCAATTATCTACGTGATGAGGAGCTAAAAATATTGCACCTCCAGGCATAAACCTATCTATATTCAATCCCCAAACTTCATTAACCCTACCTTTTGGATCTTTATCTGGATAATATCCTGGTATATAAGCTGATAATAAAGGTTTTTCGTGGCCTTTACATTGTAAATAGTGCAAATAATCCTTTATTGTAATATCCCAATCTTTACTAAATCTATGATGAGAATCTAATTGTAAATAATATTTTTCTCCATTATAATTTTTTTGGATTTCTGACCTCATCCAGCAAACTCCTTTAGCTTCTTTATAAGGAATATCTAATATAATAAATCTTGGATCATCTTTATATAAATCTAAAGTATCCCAAGTATCTTGTTCTGCATGTTGCCAACCAATACAAATAGTTAAATCTTGTGGATTAGCACAATTCTCTAATAAGTTATTTATAGTAGGGAGTAATTCAGGGTCCCTATAGGAGGCTATCGAAACAAAAATTTTTGACATAACTTAAATATACTAAATTAATTTGATATAAAAAAATTTATTTTAAGGAGCTGGGCAATACTCAAAATACTGTCCTTTAGCACCAAAATCTATTACTGTAGCTCTTACATATAAAGTAAGATTTCCAGTTATTGTAATGCTAGATCCAAGTCCTGGTCCAGCACTAAATGGTTTACCACATCCTGGTGTAGCTGCAGCAGCGCAACTGGAATTCAATCCATAATTGTAATATACTCCATTATCTGAAGAATTACTACCTCCAAAATATAGAGTATCTCCGTATTTTAAACCGGTAATTGTTCCTAATAAAGTACATGTTACGGTATTAAGCGATCCACCTAATTGAGTTACAGTAGGACCTGCTGTAGTATAATAGAATTTCCATGAATCTGTTGGAGTAGGACTTGTTATTGCTACATCTTGGTTAGCATATACCGTTACAGTATATCTAGGAGATGATGGAGTTATACTAGGAGTCTTAGTTATACTAGGCGTTTTACTTACAGTAGGAGTAGGTGATGGAGCGACAGGACAATCAGTATAATTTCCTGATCCATCAATGTTAGCAGTGAATGCTAATTGAGTACCTGTAGTTATTACATAAGATGCATAACAAGATGTTCCGCCATTTGCAGGACATGTTGTAGTACCACTAACAGAATCAAATTGTACTGGTGCTGATGTAACATCATGAAGTAGTCTAAAATATACTAATGTACCACTTGGTACAGATAATCCTGTCATTGATCTACATATAGTATCGTTATTAACAGTAGGAAGCATACTGGACCAAGGACCATTTACGCCGACGGTAGAATATTGAAGTTTAAATGCATCCGATGTTGGTGTAGCTCCATTAGTAGCTTTTATAGCTGGAGTTACAATTGGAGGACTCGCTGAAATACTTGGAGTTACACTAGGCGTCTTAGATGGAGTTGGCGTTGGTGATGGACATACAGCTGTTGATGTTATAGTTCCATTTCCATCTATTTGGCCATATATACTACCGTCTGAATAATACCCAATAGGAGCGTAATTAGCTGATGATAGAGGATGTGTAAGCACAGTATATAATGTATCTCCTACTCCAAAAGTTGAACTATATGAATAATAAGTTGTTCTAGATGCTATACACGCAGAATAAGGAGACGATGAACTATATCCTAAACTGAATGAGTATATTGTTGGCTCTGATTGAGAAGGAGACAAAGATATACTAGGAGTAGGAGTAGGCGATTTAGTAACTGTTATACTAGGAGTCTTAGTTAAACTAGGTGTTACTGATGGAGTTCTACTAATCGTTATACTAGGAGTCTTAGTTAAACTAGGTGTTACTGATGGTGTTTTAGTAACACTAGGCGTAGCTGTTAAACTTGGTGTTGTAGTTATACTAGGTGTTAAACTAGGAGTTATACTAATACTAGGAGTGACACTAGGAGTAGCTGATATCGATGGAATAGTTGTACAATCAACAACGTCTACTATTATACCATTTACGTTTACCTGTACTGCCCAAGTACTTGATCCTTTAGTAAATAAAAACCAACCATTAGAACCTATAGTAGGAGCCCAATTAGTTGATAATCCTAAATTAGTATAAAGTTGCTGTAGTGTAGTAGGTATAGTGTAAACAGGACTTTGATAAATAGTACCATTATTGGCTGATCCTACACGACAGGCAGTTGTATAATCTATGAAATCTGTATTAGATATAACAAACGCAGTCGGTGGAGTAGATATACTAGGAGTTACTGTTGGTGTTATACTAGGTGTAATTGTTAAACTTGGTGTTATACTAGGTGTAATTGTTAAACTTGGAGTTATAGATACGCTAGGTGTTATACTAGGCGTAGCTGTTAAACTAGGTGTTTTAGTAATACTAGGTGTTATAGTTACGCTAGGTGTTATAGATACGCTAGGTGTTAAACTAGGGGTAGCTGTTATACTAGGCGTTGCTGTTAAACTAGGTGTTATAGATATACTAGGTGATACACTAGCTGCCGGTGAAGAACTAGGTGTTATAGATACACTAGGGGTAGCTGTTATACTAGGCGTTATAGATACACTAGGTGTTAAACTAGGCGTTTTAGTAATACTAGGTGTTATAGTTACACTAGGCGTTATAGATACACTAGGTGTTAAACTGGGGGTAGCTGTTATACTAGGCGTTATAGATACACTAGGTGTTAAACTAGGAGTAGATGTTATACTAGGTGTTAAACTAGGGGTAGCTGTTATACTAGGTGTAGCTGTTAAACTAGGTGTTATAGATACACTAGGTGTTATACTAGCTCCTGGTGAAGAACTAGGTGTAGCTGTTATGCTTGGTGTCGCTGTAATACTAGGCGTAGCTGTAATACTAGGCGTAGCTGTTAAACTAGGTGTAGTTGTAATACTAGGTGTAGCTGTTATGCTAGGTGTAGCTGTAATACTAGGAGTTAAACTAGGAGTAGCTGTTAAAGTAGGTGTAGCTGTAATACTAGGTGTTTTAGTAATACTAGGTGTTATAGTTACGCTAGGTGTTATAGATACACTAGGTGTTATGCTAGGTGTTGTAGTTATGCTTGGCGTAGCTGTTATGCTTGGCGTAGCTGTTAAACTAGGTGTAGTTGTAATACTAGGTGTGGCTGTTAAACTAGGTGTAGCTGTTATGCTTGGCGTAGCTGTTAAACTAGGTGTAGTTGTAATACTAGGTGTTAAACTAGGTGTGGCGGTAATACTAGGTGTAGCTGTTAAACTTGGAGTTATACTAGGAGTACGACTTGGAGTTTTACTAATAGATATACTAGGTGTTATACTTGGAGTAGCCGATAAACTAGGAGTTAAACTAGGTGTTATAGATATACTAGGTGTTATACTTGGAGTGGGACTAGGGCTTGGAGCGACTACATATTGTACTGAAAAATTACCATAATCGTAAGGATCAGTATCAACTTCTTTAACATAATTTGTATCATCTGGAACAGTTAGTGGATATCCAGCTAATAATTCGTCTATAGTTACTCCGGTAGCTATTAGTGTATCAAGGCCACCATTATTATAGTATATATCAAATGGGCCGACAACTCCATTACCAAAATTAGGATCCAATGTTATTATTATATCCATTTAATATAAATACTTTTTTTTATAATGCTCCACATACGTTATAACCTATTATTTTATAGTCATTACTACCTATGGTAACAATTTGAGGACTAGATGTTATAGTAGTTCCGTTTACAACTAATGCTGTAGGCTTCCAACTATTAGCTCCTCCATTGGCACATAAAGGAAGCGTATCTGTAAAAGTTCCATTTGGTGTTCCATTAGGAATAAATAGTTGCGTTGATCCAATAAATGAACATCCACCTAAAAGGGTAGTACAATTAGTACCACTATATCTTGATATAGTTCCTGTTATAGTAATATCATCTTTAATATCTCCATTATTATCTGCTTCTGCTAAAACAAATCCACTTCCATTATTAAAACCATAAACATATATAGTAGCTTGTATATCTGGTGAAGGACTAGGAGTCACGGTCATAGTAGGTGTAACTGTAGGTGTTGAAGTTACAGTAGGTGTTATTGTTTTACTCGGTGTTTTAGTCGGAGTAGGTGTTTTACTAGCTCCTGGTGAAGGACTAGCAGTTTTTGTAATCGTTATACTCGGAGTTACAGTAGGAGTCCTTGTCAGACTTGGTGTTATAGTCGGAGTAGGGGTTTTACTAGCATTTGGTGTAGTACTTACTGTTGGAGTAGGTGTAGGACTTGGACCCGTAGCTACACTTATATTAAATGTAAAATTAAAATTTAATATTATCCCGACATAATCAGGATTAGTTATTGTAACTATAGCTTGAGAATATATAATATTTCCTACGTGAACATTATTATTAAATGTGTCTACTATATTTCCATTACCATCATCAATAATACTATAAGTTAATCCATCTGTTGAAAGTAACTTAAAAGTTTTTCTACTAATTTGTTCACCAAATTGAGTCCTTGGGATCGCTAGAAAACTTATATTACTTCCAGTAGCAGAAGGAAAATATCTATAATCATCATCTAAAGTTCCTGAAGCTGCTGTGGATTGTAAAGAAGAATCCCAATAAGAAGCTGATTGATTACTAACTGAACCGGTTAAATAATTTTGATAATACAGCTGTCTAATTACAGCATAATTATTTCTTGCTGTATATGTTGTACTTCCTGGTTTTCCTGCTTTATTAGCAGTATAATATATACCCCTATTAGTAGTTATTCCATTGCTATACAAAGACTGACTAGCATAGGTATTAGAATACTTTACTTTTATAGGAGTCGAAGAAGCATCTGATTTTTTTATTGTATTCTTCGATCTGCTCATTTATTTTACCAATCTAGTTTTACACGAATAAGTGCTTCCTTAGTAAAGTCTTTTGTTAAAGGCTTTGATAGTTTAGCTACAGCTACTAATTCATTATTATCATTATACATACCTACAGTTGTTGGATATGTTTGAGGACTATTGATAAAGTTTGAATATATTAATGTTCCCGAACCAGATATAAATGATGGATTAGTTGTGTAGTTATATTCTCCATTCTTTACTCTTACAAATATATAATCTGAAGAAATTGTTTCTTGAGAATTTAATTGGAAATTTGCTCCTTGACTAATTGCTAGATATATTAAATTATGATTATAAGAACTAGCTCCTACAGTATTTGCTGTGCTAAGTGTATAACCTAAACCACCAGCAGTAGTTGCTAATTGTAAAGCTTTCGGATTTAAAACTAATAGTCCAAGATCAGGAAGCATTAGCCCATAACTTCCGGATGCTGTGTAACCTTTAGCGCTAGCTCCAGATAGTAAAGGACTATTTACAGAAGTTCCATTAGATCCAGATATGATATCATAAACTCTACCTCCATCTACATAATTTACAGTTGTAACATCATTAGAGTTGTCTGTTAATTTTAAAATAGTTCCAGAACCGTCACTCAATTTAAGATTAAATGTACCAGGAAAAAGACTTTCTTTATACCTATTTCTATCTATTGGTATTGCAATTAGATCAACTGATGAAGTATTTCCTGTTCCAAAGTTTACTGCACTTTCTGCATCTCCATAAATTAAGTTTCTATACTGTCCGAAAGTTATTCTAGAAGGAGTATTTCCAGGGACTAAAGAATTTAAAGGAGCTGATCCTAAACCTGTATAGTTGCCATAAGCAATAGAGAATTGTACAGATGAAGTTGCTTGAGTTACTGGTGCATTATAAATGTCTATGTAATAACTTCCTGTTGTACTTGCAGAAGCTGTATAAAATGAAGATAATACAGTAGCTCCGTTACTCCATGCTGGAGCCACAACTGCGTCGGATGATACTACAAAATCTGTTGGGTCTAATCTTGTGAATGACATATCTTAATTTATTATTGATTTACTTTTGTAATAGTTACAGGAATAGATATCCTAGCTCCAGAATCACGACCAACAACAATTAGTGTTGTGTATAGTGAAGTATTAGATCCAAATAGAGTGTTAACAGTTGTTGCACTTATATTAATAGTCGTTCCAATTACTGTCTTACTTACATTAGTACCAATAGTAGTTGTTGAATTTAATTGAGTAGCTTCTGCTGTATTAATGCCAACTCCATTAAATGAACTCATAGTTCTAACGTCACCTATAGTAGCTACGTATCCTGATTGTTCAAATGTAGATGTTGCACCTAAATAATTTAGGGTCTGCGGAGTTATTGAAAGAGATGCTCCTTGACGAAGAGTAATTGCTGTATATCCAAGATCAAGAACTGGTATTTTAGCTGTTCCTCTTGGGAGAGTAATAAGTTTATATTTCATTATCTCTGTGTCGTTAGGATATGCTTGAAGAATAGGCATTGCTTCAATAGCTTCACCATAAAAAGCAGAACCAGATGGGTGGACTGGATTATATAAGGTATAATCAATCTCATCATCAGCTAATGAAAATTGAGTAATTCTAAATGACCCATCATTCCGGGCTAGAAGTTCTCTACCTTTTTTAGTTAAGATAGCATCTACAATTACTGAGGTATTACTTAAATATGACATAAAAAATGGGCTTTTAAATAAATATAATGAATTCTATTTTATTTTACACTATTAAAAAATAAGTGTATTGTATTATTGTGGTATTAAATTTTGTTGTTTTAAGGCTTTTACTACATTTCCTGAATTATCTTTTACATCTTGTTCTATATATTGAGGAAATAATAAACCATCTTGGGTAATTGGCGTGCCTAAATCATAATTTAATATGACATTAGTTTCATCAGGAAGTCTTTTTAGTAACATATATTTGGATATCTTTCCGGGTATAGTTTTATTGTCTGTATCTCCTGGATCTAGATCTCTATCTAGATTTAATACCCAAAAAGATCCACTATCATCTGTAAGTTGTGTAACAGACTCAATTCTATATTCTGAGTTATTTGTCCAACGACCTGTTTGATTATATAGTCTAATTAAATCCATTTGAGATCCAGATAAAGAAAATACTGGCGTATCCATTCCGCCTGTAGACTCATTAGATGCTGGTGTAAATATAAAACTGTTATAATATGCAGATTGCGATGCAGATAATTTTATACTGTTTGTGTCTATTGCATACCAAGCATTATTTCCAGTTACATCCTCAATAGTAGTTATATAATTAGTAACAATAGAACTGCCTCCAGTAGGATCGTAAGTTTCTTCATAAGATATACTCGCACTCACGCTGTCTCCATTTATCCATACACCTTTAAAATTTGAAGGCAAATATATATTAGATGTAATTGGACCAGATGATCCAGCTGGTATTGTTGTAATCCCACCATAACTTTGTGGACTAACTACCCTACTAGTATTTGTTAATCTATAAATAATTCTAGTTTGTAAAGGTGTTGGTGATGTTACCGGCGAAGATATCGTTAAAGGTACAATTGTAGGATAATATGTCCCTGCATCATTTACAACACCCGCAGATAAAGTTCTCCAATAACTACCACTCGTAGAATCTATAATTGCATAGTTTGGGGTGTTAATACTAGATGTAGTACTAGTAGGTTCATTTAATTTGTAATACATACTTTGATTACCAGCCAAATTATATATCATAGGAGAATATCTAAAACCTCCTTCATAAATAGAAAAATTACTATTATTAGTTAATTTTTGTATATATGGTTGTGTTGGATCATAATTAAATAGTGAAACGTTTGTTGTTTCTCCTGACTTAAATATATTTTGAGTATAGAATATATTAGTATTAGTTTTAGTTAAGTCTAATACATTTTGATTGTTATCTATAATATATTTAATTTGAGCGTTAGCTCTTTTAGGAAGCTGAAATGATGATGAAAATATATCTACTAAATAAGCATACTGATATTTTAATTTATCAACAGCGGCAGTCTTACCATAAGAATTATCTCCAGGAGTATATGTGGTCCAAGTAGCACTAGTAGTTTTTGATCCTATATATCTAGGAATAATTGATCTTTGTAAAAAATAATTATAGTCTTGAACCTGGGCATATGGACTATTTGGATTATTATAGTCATTATAATTATCATTCTGAGAATCATTTATTGACTTAGTTATTATTCCTAAGTTAACAGGGGTTTGTTGATTTGTACTATAATCTAAATCCCAAAGATAAATTGATCTAACAGAAGAAGTTACATTTTGATATAAAGCGCCTCTAGAAACTCTAATAGGATCTGTAAATGACGGATCGATATTATTTGAATTTTCTGTTTCGTCAAATGCATTACCTGTAGTAACAACTATTTTTGATCCACTTAATTCTCCATTAAATCTTTCCATTCCTTGAGAACTAGTGTACGCAGCTGGTCCTAAAGGTGTGTTTACAAATGAACTCCAATAAGTAGATCCAGATAGCATGCCGCCTTCAGAACCTGATACTTTAACCATTTGTATAGACTGTGAATAATTATTAGTAAAACTAATATCAGGTTCATGTCTTGCATACTTATTTCTTTCTAGCATGTGAGATTTTACAATAATACCTGTAGCAAGATTTGCTCTGGCAGGTACATAATCTTTAATCATTTTGAATAAAGAGTTATTGTAAAATTTAATTAGTCTTATATATTCCCAAATACTACTAGGTTGAGTATAGTTTGAAAAATATGCATTACTAGCGCTAACTAAACTAGAGTACGATGAAGAATATTGATCATCAGGATGACCTATTAATTGATTAATATCAAAATATCCTAATGAAGCAGTTATATTTGTATTAATAGTATCTGCTGGAGAAAATCCTACTTCAATATTTGTACTATTAATTCTATTATCTTTATCGTAGTATTGTAACGTAGTAAATGGAGATAGCAGTGATGATGATAATTCTAAACTACCGCTTACATTTCCATTACTTCCTGTTGAAATAGTTAGTTTATACTGAGTTGTATTAAGATCAAAAACTCCATCAATAGCATTTATAGGACTTCCTCCAAATTCTCTAACTGTTAAAATTTCTTCCGGTATACCAAAAGTACTTATTAAAGCTTTTACACCTCTTTGAGTTCCTTTTGTTTTAAGTAAATATGGTAAGTTATGATAAAGTCTTTTATATAATTCGTCTTGAATAGTAGCCGCAGGAAGTGTTGTTAAACTTGAAGTAACATAATTAGTTATTAATTCAGATCCTGTTGGAGGTAGTAAACTGCCGTCAGGATTAATACCAAATAGTGTATAATACAGGTTATCAGATACATTTGAGTTTGTATATAATTGTATTCCAAATCCCTTTAATGCGTCAGAAACAACATCTAATGATATTCCTGTATCTGGATTATTTGTTGCATTATATCTATTAGATAAGTCTTTATAATATATCCAAATATTATCAAAGTGTTGACCTATCATATCCAAAAAAGTAACATAAGAGTCATTATTTGGATCGTCTAAAAGATATTGAGGAATACTATTATGAAGCAGATCTTTATTAGTACTATCATAATAAGATGCTGAAAACAATAAAGATTGTGTTATTGCATTTGGTACTATATTTGTGGATCCTAAGAAGCTAAGAGCTTGAGAAGATGTTACAGAATATAACTGATATGGTTGTGTGGTTGTTGACTTAGGCCACGCAAAAGATGCAGATTGAAAATATAAAAAGTATTCGTAAGTATCAAAATTTTGAATAATATTGTTTATAGAAGATTGAATATATCCTATTGATGATGAAGCAATTGTAGAAGTCGACGGTCCTCCATTTATAGATAATTGCTCAACTAATTGAGCATTATAAGATTCTATTAATCCTAATTTGTAAACAAAATTATTTACTCTTTCTGTAGCACTAGAAAAGTGTATAAAATTACTAAAATTACTATAGTCAATGTTTATATCAACAGACTTATCTTGATAATAGCTAAGTAATTTTTGATAAGAAGAAGTTACCGGACTAGATAATAAATTATTGTAATTGTAATATGGAGTAGTTTGTCCATTTTTACTATTTACAACAACATTATAATTTGGCCCTCTTAAAGAATTTATATCTTGAGTTGATTCTGCTTGAACTTGGATATTTACATTAAAACTAACAGACTCAGCTATTTTATCTACTATCCATAATTGTGTCTTTAAATCATATTCTGGAGATAGTGGAGCATATAATTTTACTAATAAGTAACCTCCATCAGCATCTTCAGTATAAGCTACGTTATCTGCAATTATAGTTTGATTATTGCCTAAATTAAGATAAAATACAGGATAATAATTTTTATTACCAATATAAACTTGATATTGATTAAAACCGTTTTTAATTTCAGAATTGCTAATTGCTTGAGATGCTAATTTTAATTCTGTCCTTGAAGTAGATATTTCTTTTATCCAATAAAATCTACCATAAGCAGAATTAAATAATTTTTTATGAAAATGATATTGTATATTTAAATTACCTCTATTATACCCTCTATTTTTTAGATCTTTTTCAGGATCTAATGTAAGACTAGAATAGGTGTTATTTTGTGGATTTGCTGTTAAATATGGATAATAGTCTGTAGCGTCGTAATCAAAATCTAATAACTGACTCTTTTCATCATAGATATATAATTCTATATAATCATTTGTATCACCAAATTGAGTGTTAATATAGTTGGATGTAACTAATTGTCTATCTAATGGAGATAAATTTTGACTCTCTGCTCCCTGCCCTGCGTATGTTATATTAACTAATTCCATTACATTAATTGATTAATATTGGTGAATGTCTGATTAAGATCTAATAATTGTTGACGAAGTGAATTAATCTCTTCTATTAAGGCTTGTTTTTCAGCATCGATTACTGAACCTCCTATATATTGTTGACTTCTTTCTACTAAATATTTATGAGAATTTATATTTCCATCAACAGGAATATCAAAAAATAATTGATCATAATAAGTAAAAAAATCATCTACTGTTACAGCAGTTAATGTTGGTGCAGTTACTGGAGTTATCAACTCACTAAAACTGGTATCGATGGCCTTTGTATAGGTATTAAGACCATAAATTTGTTTTACTAAATCTACATTTGCCATTATCTAACTACTTTAAATATTAAATTATTATCAGTATCGTAAGACTCTCCGTCTGGTAGTACTGTTCTTATAAGTACTTTATAATATCTTTCTGGCTCTAATCCATTCATATATAAATTAAAATAACTATTAGTTCCATCACAACTTATTTTAGTATAATTAGTATCAAAATCTATAACAATATCATCTGTTTTTGCATCTTGAAGTGCCCAATAAGATGTTTCTGGTAGGGCTTTATTAGTTGTATAAAAAGAAGATGTAGTAAATACCCTCGCAGGATATTTATCTCTTGCATTAATTATAATCTTATATTTTGATGTTCCGTATTTATAGTTACCATTGTTGTTGGCTAATGTTATTATAGTATTAGAATTATCAACAATAGATAAATTTCCATTGTCATATGAACTATCATCCCATTTTATTTCTAAAGTAGGAGGGTATATGGTGTGGGTATCAACAGAAAAAAAACTTAATCCTATATAACTAGTATCATTTTGTTCTATAGCATCTGTGTGTTTTATAATAAATCCATTATTATATTGAGATCCATCAAACCAGGTATTTACTATATCTGTAACATCTATATTAATATCTTTATTATCCTTATATCCAAATGATTGAGTAACATATACATCAGTCCATGAACCACCTCCAGGAGTTAAATGCGCAGATCTAAAAAATCCCCAGTTATTAACAGTGGTTGTAAAAGATCCAGTATTATACCAACAAACACCGTTTCTAGTTTCTGGGTTATCTGAAGCTTTTCCTGTTCCCATTGACCAAGACTGAGAAATTTGTCTTATTTCTAAACTATATGTAGTAGTTAAATTTTCTGCATTAGCAAGATATAATCTTAGATTTGTTTGATAAGATCCTGTTGTAAATGATTTAATAGTACTTAAATCTTTACCATCAAATAATATAAGAGATCTTCTTAAGTCATCACTTAGTAACGGAGTATTTGGTACTGGATCAACAAAATAATTCAATGGATATTGATTATTTTTTACTGATACTTCTAATATTTCATCTAGTCCTGCATTGGCTGCCGGTCTACTTGAATATATTGAGGCATCTGCTGAAGGAAATATTTTATATACGGCCATTTTTTATTTTTTACATTGTTACTACGCGTCCTTGAATATCTGTATTAGGATATTTAACTTCGAATATAGATGGATCTAAAGAAGGATATATTACATTATTTAAAGTACCAGCAGAGATATCATAAGAATATCTAGAATATCCTGAAGCCTCTCCTGATTTATTAACTATTCTTACATCTTTAACTGTTTGCACTCCTTCTACTTGATCTAGAGTTGAATATATATCTCCTAATATAATAGGTTCATTTATTTGCCAATTATCAATATTAAAGAAATTTTGCATTTGAATTATGCATCTAGCAATAACATCTTGACTTGTATAATTAGGTCTAATAACAATATCAAAATTACATGCTATGTTTATAATATACGCAGGTTTGATATTAATTGAATCAGTCATCATTCTATAATCTGAAAGATATGTCTGAATATTCTGTAATAATGCTGGGGAAGGATCTGCTAGTTGATTTGCATTATTTAATCCTAGCAAATAAAGACTTACTAATATTTGATCTTTTTGGCTTATATCTGATTGCATGTAATTATTAAATGTAGCATCGTCTTTTGTTACATAAGCTTTAGATACTTTACCATATTGTCCTGGCATACTAAGAGTCCTAGATAGATAATCTTGTTGAGTAACTGCTCTTAACTGTGTAGGAAATTCATTAGCTATATTAAATCTTAACTCTTCAACAGTATCACCATCCCCACCACCTACAGCAGGATTTGGGTTATTTACAGCTATAGTATTTTGGAAACTAGTATTTCCAGTAACAGTATAAGATGATATTTGAGTTAGTTGATTAGATAGAGCGTTAGCACTTGCACCACCACCTACTAAATAATTAAATGTAATTGTGGTATTTTTAGGAGCTAGTCCATAAGTTTGCGTAGTTACAAAATTAGTTGGATCAAATGAACTAGATAGTTGACTAAGACCACCTCCTGTTAATCCAACACTTACTGAATTAGGGTTAGGAATAACTGCAGTATCAGCTACTGAATTTATGCCAGATCCAAATTCAATTTCTAATGATCCATCAGTTCTAAACCTAGAAACAAAACGTCTAGGTACTTGAAGTTTTTGAATCATATAAGGAACCTGATTTGAATACTGGTATAAACTTGGATAGTTTAATGCCGTATTTTGTACTGGTGTTAATATATAATCTTGAGCTAAATAAGGTACTTCATACCAAGTATTACCATTAGAATCTATAGCACTTAATATAGATATAATAGATGTATCTTGTATTGTTACTGTAGAAAATCTTTGAGGAGAAGAAAATGAAAATGCTGCAATTTTACTTTGTCCTGAAAGTGCTTGAACAGTTTTCTTTAATAAATAAGTACTAGGATTTCCTCCACCATCAATAGTATAAACTTCTATAGTAGTTGGATCATATGAAGAAGAGGTAGTAAAATCTACTTTTTGAGGAGTATAAAATACAACTGAGCTATTAATTGAAGATTTTACCTGCATTCCTTGTTGTATAGTCATTGCATATGAAAAGTCAGGTGTTGTATCTGTTCCGTTTGTTATAGAAGGAACTTGTTGATACACGTCTAAATCTACTATTGCGGCAGAAGATACTTTAGGTCTATAACCTAACATATATGCTAATGTATAAAGATTATTTTTTTGTTTAGCATATTGTAAAAAAGTTTCTTGAAGTTGATTATCAAGATAGAACGACATAACATCACCAACGTATGAAGCCATTTCAATAAACATACTACCAGGACTAGCTTGACTAAAGTCATTATAAACTGTAGGATAGTACGCTTTAGCATAGTCTATTAGATCTGCTTTAAAAGAACTAAAATCTTTATTTAAATATTTAATGTCGATTTCGTTAGGCATTTTTACATATTTTGTATTGTCAAGATAACCGAATCATTTTCATTTGATCTTAATAATCTATAACTAAATTTTATATTAATTGAATTATAATCTGGATTTCCTATTATTTCTAATTGAGTTACTTGTATTTGAGGAAAATAATTTTCCATCTGAGTCATTATAGACTGTTTTAAATCTTCAAAAGATAGTCTATCAATTTGTTCAAATAACCTAGATCTCAATCCAGCTCCAAAAGTAGGATTAAATGGTCTTTCTTTAGGGTCTGTTAATAGATAATTTATTATATTATATTTTATCTGTTCCTTTGTAGTATATACAGAAGTAAATACATTAGCAGCCTGAAAAGGTATTTTAACTCCAATACCTGTTGAAGGTTTAAGATCTAAAGGTGATATTTGTTTTAATCCGTATGCCATTAAATAGCTCCTTGTGCTTTAAGTTTTGACATTAAACCTGTAAAATCTGGCACCTCATTTATTTGTACTGCATCTAAATTTGAACTTGCTCTAGCAGTTCCTAGCATACTTTCTACAGAACCAACACTTGCCTCAGCTGGTTGGAATGCCATAGTTGGACTAGAATATTCACTATTAAATGACATTGCATTATCAGAAGTCATACTTAGTGCTGTCTCATTTAAAAGACTTGCCATAGGGCTACTTCCTTGGAATTTAACACCGGCAACTGGATTTGATCTATGTGTATTAAGGGTTCCTGGTATTTTTGTTTTAACCTCTTCTTGTAATGCTTTTTTCTGATCTACATAAACTGGTTGTTTGATCTCCTTTAGCATTTTAGGGAGTTCTTCCTTTAGAACCGCACGGAGTTCTTCTCTGATTAATTTTCTTAGTAAGTCTACTTGTGCCATATTTTATAAATATTATTTTTAATGGTTTTTAAGATCCCTTATCTGATCATCTATGTCTTTTATTTTCCTAACTATAGCTGCAGTACTTGCAGGATTTGTAGTCGTTGCTAGTGTTTCTTTTAATTTTTTCTTTTCTGCCTCAAGATCATCTATTTTTAACTGATTAATTTCACTATCATTTTTTTTAATAACATCACTAGTATATTTACCATTAGGATCTGTCTTTTTTAAATCAGTTTTAAGCTGTTCACTGTTTTTAATCATCAATTTACGCATTCTTCTCTTAAGCGCCTTACCTCCAGGTAAGTTATTTATAAATGCATTAAGACCACTACCTTGCTCAGGATCAGTATTATCTGGGGCGTCTAATCCGGAATCAAAATTAGTAATTTGCATATCATCAATATTAATATCTACTTCTCCTGTATAATTTAATGCCTCATTCATGATTTCTATATCTCCTATAGGAAATGCACTGAAAGCTGAATTAACTAATCCTTTAGATACTAAAAGAACTTTTACTTCATTTATTATTATTTGATCTAATGAAGCAAATGTTGGAGTAGTTTGAACAGCTAAAACGCCATTAATATCTAAAGCAACTCCGTACCTTCTTTTTAATCCGATACCCTGATCAGTTATTTCTTCATCAACTATTTTAATTTGGTATTTTCCAAAATTAGTATTTAGTTTATTTTTATTATCTTCGTATTCGCTAATAAATTTTTGTAAGTCATTTGTTGTTCCAACTAAATTATTTATAGTGTCTTTAATTTCTTCTGCTAAACTAGGATCTACATTATCACAATTCTCTATATTAAGTAAAATCAGTTCTAATTTTCCAATAATATTAACCATCCCAGATATTAATAATACTGCAAATGAAGATAGTAAACTCAAAACTGAATTGATTTGTCCTAGCCTTCTTATAAGTCTTTTATTTCCTTCTATAGTTAATTTATTTTGAACTACGTCACTTAACTTTGCAGTAGCTCCTATAGGAGGCGGTCCTAATGGTATTGCAAAAAAGTATGCTTTAATTAGATTAAATATCCAAATTAATCCCATAAGTAGTTTAATTAAAAACCTAGATGAATTTATAAACCCAACTATTTTCCTTCCAACAGAATTAATCTTATTAGCAGTTTTTAATATAGACTTTAGCGTAGGAATAAGTTTAGTTACAGGTATTTGACTACTTAATTTAGCTATTTCATCTGAAACTGCTCCATTTGTAAAAGTGTCTGCTAAACTTACTGCAGAAGCGGCTGAATTTAATCCTTGAATAGCAATAGAAATGCCTCTTACCTTATCTACGTAACCAATTATTTTTTGTAATTCTGAATTAGGAATCTGTCTAAGATCTGTGTACTTATTAAATATGCCTAATGAATTTTGTAAAAAATTATTAAATATAGAAAGTTGTGGAAATGCACTAGTTAAATCAGGATCATTTAAACCTGAGTTTGGATTTAATAAAGAATCAAATATATTAGATATTTCCTTTGTCAATGCATAAAGCCCTAATTTACTTTCAGGATTTTTTGCATCTCCATATTGAGTATAATAACCATCTATAAAAGATTGAATCTGAAATGCTTTATTTTGAATATACCACTTTTTTTTACCTAATGAATCTGTTGGCGGAGTATCTTTTGGATTAAATTTTTTACCGCCTGGTACATTATTTATAGCATAATTAATCAAATTACAGAAGTCAACACCGGCAACTACTTCAAGAAGTTTAATTATACCTTTATCAAGTGCTTTTTTAATTGGATTTATTTCGTCTTCACTAACACTATACTTTCCGTATAATAATTCGCTAGTTTTTGTTTGGGCATCAATAATAAAATGTGCAGTAACTCCAATAGCTCTTTCTAATCCTTTTGAATTTCCTTTACTAATATCTATATCTTTAGCATTACGACTAAGTACTTTTACAGCTGGTAATCCAGGCGGTGTTTTATTTGCTGTAGCTAAGGCAGCAGGATTTAGTTTAGTACTTACATTTGTAGGTGCACTAATTTTAGTATTTATAGTTACTGGATCTGACATTTTATCTTGTATAAGTATTTTTAGACAAAATAGAGTCTGCTATTAATGAAGTACGTAAACTCTCAGCAGAATTAAATAATAATTGACCGGCATCTCTTATACTTTGCATAGTAGCTCCCATTGTATCAGGTTCAGAAGACGCTAGTTGCATGTATCTGCCTGCTTGCATAATATTAGATAATAATACCTGTAATTGTGTATTTAGCGTTCTTCCTAATACTACAGGTTCACCTAGTTTTTTTGCTTCATGACCTAATTCTATATTAGGAGAATCTATTTTTACTCCCTCTACTGCATCAAGATTTATAGTTTTTGTAGATGATAGTGAAACAGCTTGTTTTCCAAATAGAAATATAGCATCAGTTTTAGAATGCAGTGTTACTCTATCTGATGATATTATAATTTGATTACCTTTATATGGAAATTCTGGTTTAAACATTACTTATTACTATTTTTATCTTGAAATTGAGCAGAAGTTACTTCATCAGATATAAAAGGTTTAACTAATTGTACAGGAGGTTGAATTATAGCACCTGTACTTGTTCTAAAAGATGCAAGAGGAAATAAAGTTAAGTCTTCTATGTTTATTTCTTGCCCTGCGGTTAAATATATAGACGATTTATCTTTATTTATATCTTCTACTATAGGATCAAATTTACTTAGCGTAGAAGATCTACCCTGTCCATTAACTATAATAGTTATAGGATCTCCATTATTTCCAGAATTAGACCAGTTATTACTTTTTTTCATTACTGGAACTGTGCTACCAAATCTTATTGATTGACCGAATCTAGATTCTAATATTGTATCTCCTTCAAATGGCTGCAAATTTCTTACAGTTTCTTTTTCTTGAAAAGTATATCCTAAAGGAAGTTTTGTTCCTTGAACAGCAGATCCTTGATATCCTGGTTGATTTGCATATTGATTTAGGAATTTTGAATATTCTGACATATTTGGAAATGCAGCATGATTAACATGATTCCATAAATCATAAGGAGGGAAATAAAAAAATTTTTGATTAGAAAAATTATCATTTAATCCATCGGTAGGTCCGGCTATAATTAGTACTATTTCATTTATAGTAGGATATTGTTTTATAAAACTAAATATAGGCCATGCTGGAGGAGATATTCCTTTTGATTTTGACGTAGCAAGACTTGAATATAATAATTCATAGCTTATCTTTCCTATATCACTAGGACTTCCATAATCAGGATTAGGTAATTTGCTATTTCCTGAATAAGGTCCCATTACAATAGACTTAACCCTTCCTATTTGAAAGTAATGACCACCTACTTTGGCTAAATCAGAATCAATTTTATTTCCAAATACATATCCCATTATGCTTGAGGTAGTTGTTTAGGATCTTTAACTTTTAAACTAGTAACTTCACTAAATAGCTGTTCTATATCCTTTTCAGTAAGAATACCATTATCTTCAGCTCCATCTTTTTTAGAGTCAGTGGAGTCTTTTTGGAATATAGTAAGTAGCTTCATTAAGACTTCATCATTCTTTAAGCTAGAATCAAAGAAGCCTTTTAATAGAGGGACAATCACAATAGCGTCTCCGGCTGTTTCAATCATATCTGTCAGCCTCAAGATCTCATCTCGTAGTGTTTTATCTTGATTTTTATGCTTGTTATAAACTTCTTCTACGAGGTCTGCAATGGTTTTATCCTTGAATATGACTTTATCTAACTCCATAAAGGTTTAGAATAAATATTTAGTAATCATTATTTTCTAAATAGTTGTCTAATATCTGCTTATAGATGGTTTTTAACTTCTTGATCACTTTAGTTATAGTGTTAGATTGAGCATCTGCCATCTCTTTTACGTAAATAAACACTGCTTTTTTATTAAAAATGTCTATATTTTCCCTTTTTTTAAATATTTCTAGTATTGCGTCAGCTATTTTAAGCTCATCATTCTTATCAAAAAGTTCTAGTAGATTATCGTCAACGTATTTAATAAATAACTCAACAACCTCTAATTTGTCTAATTCTGGTTCTGGTTCTTTAACAATTATACTGTTCAAGAGAGCATTATCATCGTTCTGTTCCCCTATCTCAGCCTTAGAAACTAATTTTTTATAGTTTTTCTGGTTGTAAATAATCAGATATCTCTTAGCAATCGTTCCAAAATAGGAGTATGCCTTACCTTTTGATTGATCATAAAGGTCTAATTTTTGCAAAAGAAAAGAAATAACTTCATATTTTAAATCCTCTATATTATCAACCTCAGTATAATAAAATTTAAAAGTATGGATAATGTTTTCTACTAATTTATAAAATCCGTAATGGATATCTTGGTTATAAATCCTATTCCTTTCAGCTAAAGATGTACTCATTCTATATCTAAGAATGGCCTCCTCAGTCTCAGAAGTAAAGTAGTTATTTTTTACCTTTGGTTTTCTTTTTCTAGGCTCTCCTTTCTTAGTTAAAAGAACAGCTTCCTCAAGTCCTGTTTTCACATCCATATTAAGCTTCTATATATTGATTAATTGAGTTTTGCATTGTCTTAACGTTCTCCATAAGACTTAAAAATTCAGGATCAGATTGAACCCACAATGTAGCATCTATCTGATCTGCAGCCTTATTGATATCTTTCATAGATTCTTTTATGCCATTAATAAAAGTTTGTTGTCCTAATACTAATGCTTCTAATTTTTTATTTTTTTGGAATAGATTCCATATCACGTATCCCACTACAGATACTACCCATATTGATATAGAAATAATAATTGTTATCATAGTTTATTTATTTGAAGTTCTACTTTACTTGCCATCATATCCGCTTGATGTAAAATATAGGCAATGTTTGATCTTAATTCATTATCTTTATTATAAGTAATATAATAAGCCTTATTTGATTCTTCATATAACCCATCATGAAGTTTAATAGCTAGATATTCATTTTGAGTCACTGGAATACCAGCTTGCTGAAGATAAAATAAACTTCTATCTGCAACTCTCATGTATGTTATATTAGGATTGTATTTATATACGGCTCCTTGTTTTTCTACATGCCACTGAGAATCATTAGGAAGATACATAGGTTCATCATTAGTACCTAATTTTCCTAAATCATGATTGATTGCTGAGAATACTAATTCTTCTGTTGTATAATCTTTTCTCTGGCCAAATTTATCCCAAACCTTTTCAAATACCAACGATCCCTCAACTACTCTGATAACGTGATCTATATATCCACCAGCAAAGGCATTATGATGATCTAATTTTGTAGAAGCCGGTGAAGTAGCTAAAGTTTCTTCAATAGATTTATAAAATTCAATAAGTTTATCTCCTCTATCTTGACTTATATACTTTTTTATTATCCCATAAAACTTATCCAGATTCTCTAACATCTGTTCAGGTTGTAATTGTTTCATAACTATTTAGTTTTAAATTAATCTTCAGTATTAATTAGTACTTCAATTTCTTTCATTTTATTTTCAATTTTTGCTATTTGATTAGCAAATTCTTCTCTAGGTCTATTATCAGACAGCATAGCTTTTTGAACATTTATAAAATTTGTTATCTCAAAAAACTTTTTTAAAATCAATTGTTTATTTCTCATATTGCTAATTTAATTTATTTTTTAGATAATATAGCATACTATCTATTGAGTGCATAGGTATTCCTGTTACTCCACCATCAAAATCTTTATTTTTTCCAATCATATCATAAGATTTTGCGATATATAAGATCTCTAAAATCCTATCTTCTTTATCTGTTATTAATACCATAGGATATTCTTCAATACCAAGTAAAGATTCTAGTGAATCACATTGGTTTGGATTATCTTCACAATTAGTATGTGTATAAAATATACTATTATCGGACAATTCTTTTTTTAATTTATTGCATCTATTGCAATTTTCTAATGTTATCAATTGTATTTTCATAATTGATCTTCTTTAAATTCAATATCTATTTTTTGCATTATGTAATACCAAGCTTTTTTCTCTTCATTATCCATGCTTTCATAATTCATAGATAGATATATATATAAAGCTTGTATTTGATCATCTGTTAATTTACCATCATCTATTTGTAAATCTTCTAGTTTCATAATAGGCTAGTTTAAAGGTATTTTACCTTTATTTAGAGTGTAAGTGACTTTGTTTTTTATCGATAACTTATATTTAGAATCCTTTAGCGGACTAAACCGTCGGATATGGCCGATATTATTCTAAAATTTCTTTATCAACTATTTTTATATACCTGAAGCATTATGCTTAGTCTTAGCTCCTGGTAGCCGTGTTGTTTACTTAGTCTAAAATCTCACTCATGGAATTTAACCAAGCTATGGTATAGATCCTAAGTACACGGCATTAGTATAAATTAAATATACAACAAATAATTGAAACAAAAAAATTTATTTTAATAAATATTTTTTTATGTCAAATTAATGTCTTATATTAGTATAATGGATAATGAACTTTTAGTTTTAGGCTTATTAGAATCTGTTCTTGGTAAAGGAAAAGGATCAAAGACCACTATGGACTATGCTTTTTATTGCCCTGTATGTAAGCATAAAAATCCTAAACTTATTGTTAATATTAAATCTGGACAATATAATTGTTGGACATGCCACCCAGCCACTAAAGGTAAAACTCCTGTATCATTATTGAAAAAAATAGATGCTCCAAATGATAGGATAATAGAAATGAAGAGTTATTTTAAAGGAGATAATACTAGAATTGATACAGTAAAGCCTGATAAAGTAACCCTACCAGAAGAATTTATTTCGCTAACCACTTCAGATAAATCACTAGAAACTAGACATGCTATAGCTTATTTACATAAGAGAGGAATAACAGATAGCGATATTAAAAAGTATGGAATAGGATATTGTAAAACAGGAAGATATAGAAATAGGATCATAGTACCATCATACGACAAATCAGGAATTCTAAATTATTTTATTGCTAGATCATTTGAGAAAGATCCAGGACGTAAATATGATGCTCCTACTTGTAATAAGACTGAAATTATTGGTTTTGAGTATTTTATTAATTGGTCTATTCCTATTATACTTTGCGAAGGCATATTTGATGCCATTTCAATTAAAAGAAATGCTATTCCTCTATTTGGAAAGACTATTCCAAAATCACTAATGATGAAATTAGTAGAATCTGAAGTAAAAACTATATATTTAGCATTAGATAAAGATGCTTTAAAAGAAGCTCTTGAATATTCACAAAATCTTTTGAACCTCGGTAAAGAAGTTTACCTAATTGAACTAGAAGGGAAAGATCCTTCTGATCTTGGTTTTAGTAATATGACTAAGTTACTACACAAAGCAAAGCCACTATCTTTTGGTGATCTACTTCTTAAAAAAATCCAACTACTATGATTGAACAATCAAAAAATATCTACAAAGATAACTTCTTAAGAAGAATTGTAGAGACAGATCCTGAACTAAGACAGATAACTTTACACGATTCTAGATATTATCAAAGATCACCTGGGGTATTTTATCCTTCTGTTACTACAATATTAGGTTACTTTCCTAAAGGGCATTTTTTTGAGACGTGGATTAAGGATGTTGGGCATAATTCCGATATCATTATGCGTCGTGCAGGTGATGAAGGAACTCAAGTTCATACCGCCATTGAGAAATATCTTAGCGGTGAAAGTATTAGGTGGATTGAATCTGATGGACGTGTTAATTATAGCACTCATGTATGGAAAATGATCCTTGGATTTACAGATTTTTGGACTACTTATAAACCGACGCTGCTACTATCAGAAGAATTTATGTACTCAGATACACATAAATACTCTGGAACACTAGATTTATTAGTTGAAATAAATGGAAAGAAGTGGTTACTTGATATAAAGACATCTAATAATATACATGAAAGCTATTATTTACAAATGTCAGCATATACAAAGGCATATGAGGAACGATATCTTCAGAATGTAGATCACAATGGAATTATCTGGCTTAAGTCAACCAAGCGTGGCCCAGACAAGTATGGTAAGAAAATGCAAGGAGCTGGTTGGGAAATTATTGAAGGTAAAAAAACAGTTGATGAATACTTCCAAATGTTCTTGCACACTTATGAAACATACAAAATAATGCATCCAGAGCAAGATATTGAGCTACTTACGCTTCCAAACACTGTTAAACTTTCTGATTAATATTTATAGGTAGTATGATTAAGCTACTAGATATATTAAAAGAGGTTAAATCTCGAAAAAAAGCCATTATTATGGCTGGAAGTGCCGGAGCTGGTAAATCGACATTTGTTAAACAAATTGAACCAGACCTAAAAAGTGCGCACTGGAATGAATTAAATGCAGATAAATACATTGAAGACAAAGATAGTCCAATGTATAATAATTTAGGTAAAGCTTCTGCATATATAGAGAAACAAGAACTACCCCAAACTATAAATAAAGGTCAAAATTTCCTTTATGATACTACTGCTACCAATGTATCTAAGATACAAAATATAGCAGACTCAGGTTATGATACCAAGATGGTTATGGTATATACAAGTCCGATCGTTAGTTTCCTTCGTAACTTTAAAAGAGAAAGAAAAGTACCTACTGTAGGAGTTCTTTCTAGTTGGAATAATGTATATAAGAATTTATCTACTTATAAAGATATGTTTGGAGATAATTTTTACTTAGTTGAAACAGGATTAACACCTGAAGAAGCAAAAATGGTAGAAAAATTTAATCAAGCTTATAATTCAGGAAAATTAAAAGAATTTTTTGAATCTTTATTAAACTCAGGAGAATTTAAATCAACATTTAGAAAAGATCCAACTAAACAAAAAACTCCTGAAGAAATAGCACAATCAAAAGCACTAGTAAATAAACAAATAGATATTCTAGCTAATCAATTTGATGATATAGAATCTCAAGTAAAGTCTTTAGGTAGTTATGATATGTCAAATGTTGTGAGTAAAGTAAAATCATTTATAAAATCATGATGAATTTTGATCATATAGGAAGACAAATTGTCGAAGATCTATTAAAAGAAGGAAGTCCTGATGTAGGACCTTGCTTTTTTCCTGGTAAATTTAAACCTCCACATAAAGGACACTTTGAAGCTGCTAAATACCTAGCATCACTAAATTACATTAATAAGGTATATGTAATTATATCGAATGTAACTAAATTCGGAATAACACCAGAAGATTCACTATATATTTGGCAAGAATATCTTAAAGCAGAACCTAATCCAAAAATAAGTGTATCAATATCTAAAGAATCTACTCCTATAAAAGATATATTTGCTTTTATGGTAGAAAATCCAGATGTTGATCCAATATACGTTGCAGGCGGTGCAGAAGAGGTAGAAGGTATAGGATATTTTAATAGTATTCAAAAAAGATATCCTAATAGAGTAAGAAAAGAAGTTATACCTGCTCAATTTGGAAGAATAACTGCAACAAATATGAGAGGTGCAATTAAAAATGGTAACTTTGAAGAGTTTGCTAAATTTATTCCTGACGCTGCATATAATAAAGGAGTTGCAAAAGATGTATTTGGGCGTCTTATTAAAATAATAAAATGACAGACGATTTAAAAAAGCAAATTATAGAAGAGTTTATACAGTATTGTAAATCTGTACTAAAAATAGAAGAACTACCTCCTATTCAATTTACTAATGATAGAGCGTGGGCAGTAGAAAGACATAGTTTTGGAGAATTTGATCCAAATAAAAATACTCTTTTTGTTTATGTAGGTAATAGAAATCTAGCAGACATACTTAGAACTCTAGGTCATGAGTTAGTTCATCGTAAACAAGCTGAACTTGGAATGATAAAAAATGGTTCTGGTAAAACAGGATCAGAAATAGAGAATCAAGCTAATGCAGTAGCTGGTGTTTTAATGCGTAACTATGGTAAGACTAATGATCTTATATATGAAATTAAGACTCCTAGCCTAAAAGACATTTATGAAGAGGAAAAAATATCTAGATTAAAGATATATTGTGATATGGATGGAGTACTTTGTGATTTTGATACTCAATTTGATCATTATTATGGAGTAAATCCTAGAGATTATTCAAATGATAAAGGAAAAAAAGTATTTGAAGATGCTGTAGATAAGGCAGGCATACAATTTTGGACAAAAATGCCATGGTTTCCAGGAGGAAAAGAATTGTGGTCTAAAATATCTCCTTATAGTCCTTCTATAGTTACTAGTCCTGGAAATTTCAAATATGCATTAGAAGGAAAAAAGATCTGGATTAAAGAAAATCTATCTCCAGAACCAAAAAGTGTCTTTTTTGCTAAAGCAGGAAATAAACACCTAGTAATATCTACTAAACCAGAATCAGAAATTAAAAACTCTATTCTAATTGATGACTATTTTCCAAATTTAGCCCCATGGAAACAATTAGGAGCTATAGGAATCATGCATAAATCATTTGAAGGAACAAATAACATATTAAATAAATTTAAGTTATAATAAAATTGTTATGGAAGAGAAACAGTCTATGAAAAAGGAGTTCTCTAAAAAGGACGTCCAAAGAATGCGAAATATTATCACAGGAAAAACTGGAGATAAGACACAAACTCTAGCAGGTTGGGAAAAGAAGCGATCAGATTATAAAGAGGGAGACATTTGGGAAGAGCAAGGAAGATCTTGGACTATTAAAAATGGTATAAAACAAACTCTAACTAAGTTAGATGGATTTAAAAAGTTAGTTGTCTTACCATTATGCTGTCCCAGATGTTCTAAACCTATGAAAGCTAATGATCTTAATAAAAAAATGTATTCTATATATAGCACCTGTTTAAACTGTGCTATTGATATTGAGGCTAAAATGAAATTAGAGGGTACTTTTGAAGATTATGAAAAAAGAATGATAAATTCTAATAAAAATGCTAGTTTAGAAGACTTTGAAAGAGCCGTAGATCAGTGGTTATTAGATAAAGATACCTTTGTAAGTGAGGCAGGAGATGTAGAAAGTTGGCAAGGTGGAGACAAAACAAAGATATACCAGGAAATAAAAGCTAACTTGGATAAACTAAAGAATACCGATATTTATTAGCAAATTATATAGTATGCCAGCAACTTCAAAAAAACAACAACAACTAATGGGCATAGTTCATGCTCTACAAACAGGAGACATGAAACCTTCACAAGCATCAGGTAAAGCAAAAGAAATGGCTAAATCAATGAAAAAAGGAGATGTAACTGACTTTGCATCTACTAAACATAAAGGACTTCCTAAAAAAGTAAAAAAAGAAAACCTAGACGGAGCAATTGAAACCTTATATATGGTTCAAAAGCCATATGCAGGATGTGAATTAACTTCACTAGTAAAACCTATTGATCCATTAGTTGGTCTTGAAGGCAGTGAAATAGTTGCAGATCAAGTTCATGGAGTTTACCCTGATCAAGATCAAGCTGACGTAGTTGCCAATGAACTTTATGAAGCTTATTGTGCAAAAGAAGATATGCTTGAAGAGAAAAAAGGTCAGGTTGGAGAAAAAATTAAAAAGGCTATTGATCAACTTGAAAAAAAGCATAAAGAACATATTAATTTAGCAAAAGAAGATCCTAAAAATGCTTCTAAACATAAAGAACATATTGCTAAAATAGCCCATCAGATCGACGATCTTATGACTAAATTAGAAAAGATTGAAAAATCTAAAAAAGAAATTAAAAAAGACGAAAAAAAGAGTCTTAAAGAAGCTTATGAAGTTCATTTTTCAGATGGAGTAAGACAAGCTAAAAAATTTAAAGATCCAAAAGCGGCACTTAGTTTTGCTAAGCAATTAATAAGCACTAATAAAAATTTACAAAGTGTAGATGTATTCAATGCTGGACCAAATTTTCATTCAACAGCTGATACAGATGCAGTAATTGCTTGGTGGGGACCGGGTTCTTATATGGATAATAAATCAAAAAAAGATGCTAAATTAGCAGCTAAAAAAATAAAATAATGGAACCATACGCACTATTTATTGGAACTTTATTTCAATCTAGAAATCAAGCTCACATTTATCACTTGCAAACTAATTCTTTCGCAGTTCATAAAGCTCTACAAGAGTATTATGAAGAGATCGTTGAATTAGCTGATGGTCTAGTTGAATCATATCAAGGTAGATACGGTATTCTTCGTGGATATAAAATGGAAAATGCTATTAAAGAAGATGATAATCCTGTAATGTATTTTGATGCACTATCTAAATTTGTAGAAGTAATTAGAACAAAGGTACCGCAAGATTCTTATATTCAGAATGAAATTGATAATGTAGTTGGTCTTATTGAATCAACAAAATATAAGCTTAAATTTTTACATTAATGTACGAATTAAACGAAGGCGAATTCTGCCCACAATGTTTGGCTGAATACATTAAAGAGTGCTGGGGTAAACCTATGGAAGAGTTAGAGGAAGCAGAATATAGAGGCAGAAAAGTAACTCTAGGTAAACCCTTTTTAACACCAGACGGTCCTAAGAAAAGATCTGTATATGTTAAGAATGCTAAAGGAAATGTGGTTAAAGTTAACTTTGGACAAAAAGGAGTTGCAATAAAAAAGCATCTTCCAAAACATAGAAAAAGTTATAGAGCTAGACATCATTGTGATACTAATCCTGGACCTAGATGGAAAGCAAATTATTGGAGTTGTAGAGCATGGTAAAAGATGAAGAAATAGTATGTAATAATTGTGGATGGCATTGGAAGCTGTCTGATGGTGGTAAAGACCCATATACCTGTCATAAATGTGGACATAATAATAAAGAAATGAAACTAACAGAAATTTTAAAAGAAATGGCTAAAACTGATATTCACTTTCAGAATATAGTTGATACTTTTGTTAATAGTGATAATCACACTAAACAAAATATTGCCAAGTACGTATCAGGACAACCTCATTTAAATCTTGATAAATTAGAAAAAGACTTATTAGAATTAGGTCACGATGATGTTGTTGAGATTGAAAAAGAATTAGGTATCTATGATTTAGAAGAGAAAAAAGAAAAGCCTGGTCTTTGGGCAAATATAAGAGCTCAAAGAGCTAGAGGCGAAAAACCTGCCAGAAAAGGATCAGAAGAATATAAAAAAGCAGTTAAAGCCGCAAAAGAAATTAATAAAGCAACAAAGAAATAAAATGAACAAAGTATCTTTTATCAAAGCCCTTCTTGAAATGGACGAAGCTTCATTTACTAAGAAATATAATGATGATCCTAAATTAAAAGGAGGACAAAAAAATCTTCCTGATGAATTACAGGCACAAATAGTTAAAAAAGAAGGTGCTGACCACGAAGTATTTATGGCAGATGCTAGTTTACAACAAATTATTAAAGATGCTACAGAGTTACTAAATAAAATAGGAACCCAAGAAAAAGATTTACCTGGTTGGATTCAAGATCACATAACTAATTCAGAAAATTATATAGCTCAAGCTAATAAAGGTTACCATGAATATAGTGAAGGTGCAACTAGTGAGTATGATATGGATGAACTTCCAGATGGTTCAGAAGAGAAGTTAGCCGGAGATCAAGAAGATAAAGAAGAAATGTTTCTTAAAAATATGATGGAAGATCTTTTTGAAGTTAAAAAGAAAAAACCTTCTGCTGGACTTAGTAAAGCACAAAAATCTACTATAGCTAAGAAAGCTAAAGCTGGTAAAGATGTTGGAAAAAAAGGAAAAGGATTTGAAAAATTAGCGGCAACAGCAGCTAAAGAATATGGATCAAAAGAAAGAGGTCAAAAAGTAGCTGCTGCTGCAATGTGGAAAAATGCTGCAAAAAAAGCTAAATAATTATGCAAGTGAGTAATAACGATATATTAAGGACTATACTCTTACAAGAATTAGATAGGATGGAACCTGAAACTTCTACGTTTGAGGATGATCCTATGAAATTTATATTAAATAAATATCAAGGTCTTAAAAGCACCTTAGAATATTTAATGACTCCGTCATTTGAAGAGTATGTTACAGGTATATATGTTGTAGCTCCTAAACCAACTACATTTAAAATAGTTTTACATAACGGCCAATTTTTCTTTTTACAGTTTATGGGTAAAGCATATGAAGCAACTGTACAAGGAAAAAAATATTATTTAATGACCATTGGTGAGAAAGAAAGAGCGATGGTTGCTATTTCTAGATTATTAAGATATGGAAATCCTTTAAAGACTAAAGGTCCAGAAGGAGCAGAACAAGCAACTAGAGATTCAGAAGGACCTGCAGAAGAAGCAGGACCAACACCTCCTGCAGAGACTAGTGCACCAGAAGGAGAAGAGCCACTAAAAGAATCTAAAATATTAGAAGAAATTCTAAAAAAAGATTTGTTTGAAGCTGATACTTCAAGAGCTTCTAATTTTGAATTTGCTTTAGTTTTAGCTTGGTATGATACATTCAAACCAAAATCAGACGAAGTATATTCTGTAGGAGGATTAACTCCAGCTCTGATTAAAATTATTAAAGCGGATAAAGAAATGTATGCGGGTGCTATGAATGCTATAAAAACTTATAAAAGTACATTCAAAGGAAAATCAGCATATAAAGTACCTCGAACAGCTTCTATTACTTCTTTTTGGAAAAGTTTTGGTGCATCAGACAATACACCAAAAACAGATGTGTTATTAGGAAGTGCTAGAGTATCTGTAAAAGTAGGAATTGCACAATTATTATCTGCGGGAAAAAATGAATCTGAAGCTACTTTAGCTGCATCTGTAAAAAACACTCCTAGTATTAAAGAATCTGATTTATATACAGAATTAGAAAACACAGTAAATCAATTTGTTAAAGTAGGTTACACTAAAAGTGGTACAGTAGGAGACGCTTTAAAAACAGGAAAAAATAAAGATATTAATAAAGCTGAAAAATTACATAAAAGATCTATGGAACTTTTAAAACAGTTATTCAGTGAAAATAGAGATTTCAAAATAGCTTTTATGAAAGAGGCTATGTCTGGATCTGAAAAATTTGGACCAGGATCTCCTGCTTGTGCAGAATATGTTTTATCTACAACTAAAAATTTTAGTAATCCTAAATTACATGTTATAGATGATAGTTATTCTGAAAAAGTAGGAGACCAAGTTAGAATTCAAGTAAGATTTAAAAGTACTAGTGAAAAACTTAAATCTGGAAAAACAGGAAGATATAGATTCTGGACAGCGTTGTCTGGTATTTTAGATCCATCAAAAATAAGTGAAGAAGAACTTATGGAAGATGGTGGTGATTCTAGCACTCCTATAGATGTTGACGTATTAGGTAACGATAGTGTTGACTTTGGAGTATAATTTATACAAAATAAATTTTTTTATATCAATTTTTTGTTGTATATTGTAAGAGTAAATTAAGTTTATGGCTAAGAAAGAAATTGGTTTTAGAAAAATAAAGACTATAGAAGGCATTATTATGCAACTTTATGAGGACAAAGGAGGAATATATAAACCCCACTGCGCAACAGGTCCTGCAATAATTTATCCAGATTCGGATAAAAGAACTTCAGAATACTATTTTTACGGCGTTAAATATGACCACAATAAGTGGTATGAATTAACTAAATCATATAGGACCCCAGATCCTAAAGAAGATTTAGATGATTGATAAATATTTATAAGTAAAAAGACAATGCAACCATTTAACATCCAGAAATACTTAACCGAGAATAACCTCACTATTATTTCTAAAATCAGAGAAGATGTTCAAGACTCTGAAGATCAAGAACCTACTAAAGATGATTTAAAATCAACAGAAAAAGATTTTAGAGATCTTGATAAAAAGAAAAAAGAATACGCAGATCTTCAATCAAAAGTAAAAGCTATTATAGCTAAATACACAGAAAAATCTCCAGATGGAACTTTAAAACTTAAAGATGTAGCTGGATATAAAATAGCTGTAGGTAATATTCCTGACAGATTAAGACTTCTTAAACAACAGATAGACTCTGTAGAACAACCTAAATTAGACCAAAATGAAAAAGACACTGATTAGCATTTCCGTAATTCTTGTAGCATTAATTGCTATATGGTATTTATTTGTTTTTAGCCCTGCTAAATTTGATACTAAACCTTATGAAGCAAAAATAGATTCACTTCAACATGGGATTGATTCTATCGCTCTTGTAAATGATACATTAGAACTTGGTATAGATTCTCTACAAGGAGAAAATTTAATTTTAGTTGAAAAAACTGATTTACTTAAAGGTAAAATATCTGATTTAAAGTTTAGTTTAAAACAATCTGAATTATCTCATTTATATACTCCTAGTCAAGTAGATAGTTTCTTTGTAGCTAGATATCCTGAAAAATATGCTGAGGTATCTAATGATACAACTCAGCTTCCTATTCAAGTAAGTAAAGCTGTAATAGTTGATTTGCAGCAAGGAGATATTAATAAAAATATTGTAATTGCTCAAGATAGTGCTATTTTAAATTTAGATCAAACAATACTTAACACTAATCAAATTGTATCTACTTTAAGAGATAAAGAGGTTAATTATCAATCTATAATTCAAAAACAAATTGAGCAAGGCGATAATTATAAAACTCAAATTGATGGATTAAAAGAAGATATTAAAAAAAGCAATAGAAGATTTAAAATTGGTAAAATACAAAAATTTGTTCTAGCAGCTTTAGTAGTAAGTCTTGCTGTAACACACAAATAATGGCTGATACACAGATCAATATAAAAGAAAGAATAAAGGAGGAATTTGTAAAATGCGCAACAGATCCTGTTTACTTTATGAAGAAGTATTACATGATTCAGCATCCACAAAGAGGCCGTCAATTATTTGATCTGTATCCATTCCAAGAGAAAGTACTAAGATTATTTCAAAAGCATGATTACTCTATAATAAATAAGTCCAGACAGTTAGGTATATCTACA